CCCACCTTCTGGAAAAGGCCATGTTGATTGTGCAACATGTTCTTCTTCTGTCATGTCTTCGTAATATTCGTTTTCTTCTTCGGCTTGTTCAAAGTCTTCATCGTTTGCTGTTGACACAATTGATAACATGACTTTGTTGTATGCTGATAATTCATCAACTAGATCTTTTACGTGTTGTAACACTTCTAAACCGTTGTATGCATCATCATCTAATTCTAAAAAAATATTTAACCCGTGTACTGTCATTTCAAGTTTCATTTTGAGCTCCTTGTGGTTAGTGTGCTTGTGGCACATAACTATTTAACGGATAATCGATTACAAAGATTTTACAGATACTAAATTATCTCTAAATATTTTCCAAGCGTTTTCCCAAGTCCAGCGATTGCTTCCTTCTAAGACTTTAGCTCTGTCCAGTAGTAACGCATCATTGACTGCTTGTACTAAGTCCTCATTCATACAGCCAGTAACACCCTCGTCAACAACATCTAATGGACCTTGACATGGATAAGCCGCTACGGGGGTTCCACAAGCCATTGCTTCAATCATAACAAGCCCAAATGTTTCCCAACGGCTTGGAAATACAAATACGTCTGCCATAGCAAAGTATTTGGCTAGCTCTTGTCCACGTTTAGCACCTACAAATTTTACATCAGGATACTGTGCCTTATACTCTTCCAGCATAGGGCCATCACCTACCATGAACTTAACACCCGCATAGGGCATTTCAAAGAACGCTTCTAGATTCTTTTCTTTGCTCACACGACTAACACATACTAGTATAGGTCCATTCACCACTGTGCCAGTACGTTGACTTGGATTAAATATCTCACGGTCAACACCCCTAGTCCAAGGAATAATTTCTCCATCAAATCCGTGTGCTTGTAGCTCTTTAACCATTGTGTCTGTAGTTGTTAATACTTTACCACTGTGCTTGTGGAACCAACGTACTAAAGGCCAAGTAATAGCCTCAGGGACACCAAATAAGGCTCTAATTCCTTCTGGAAACTTAGTATGATAAGCAGTATTGTAGCGATAACCGTGTTTGTCAAGATATTGTCTAGCACACAAACCCACAGGACCTTCTGTGGCGATGTGGATATGATCCGGATTGATCTCCTCAAATATCTTGCCCACTTTCCAGGGAAAGGCAATCTTGACTTCGTTGTAGCCAGGGCAATCAACATAGCGGAACCTCCTGGGATCAAGATATACAACACTATAGTTGTCCCGAATCGCACACGCTTCAATATTTTTATAGGTTGTAACCACACCATTGATCTGCTCCGGTAGATTATCTGTAACGATTAAGATTGTTTTTTGCATTGTGCTATTACTTTAAATGAATCAAATTTTAACCAACTGGTCATTGTTGATCTTGCTTGTTCGCAGGCCGTCTGAGTTGGAAATTCCAGAGTCACTCGACCCGGAATGTCCTTTGGATCGTTTACGTGAACTGCTAGTATTATCAATATCCACATTATCTCGCTCCTTAGTCCATGTAACTATTTCCCAACGGCCGTCCCAGTGTTCAACTAATGCTGTACAACTCTCAACCCAATCTCCATCGTTCATATATGTAACACCGTTGATCTCTTTGATTTCTGCGTGGTGTATGTGTCCACATATAACACCATCGAACCCACGCTTCTTACAGTAATTGGCCAAGTTCTCTTCAAACTTGAACACAAAGTCTACTGCTTTTTTGACTTTGTACTTAAGATACTTGCTAAGGCTAAAGTACCCAAAACCCATACGACGACGTATCCAATTAAATTTATTGTTGAGTGTAAGAACAATGTCATATGCTTTGTCTCCCAAAAACGCTATCCATGGAGCTAGTCTAGTAATGCCATCAAATAAGTCACCGTGTACTACAAGATAGTGCTTACCATCTGCACCTATATGTTCTATTTGATTGTGTATTTCTATTAGACCAAAATTAAAACCATACGGTATCATTGGTCTTAAAAATTCATCATGATTACCTGCTATGAATACTACACGGGTGCCACGTTTGGCGTGACCTAGTACACGACGTACCACGTTAGTGTGACTTTGTTTCCAACGCCATTTGTTTTGTTGTATCTTCCAGGCATCAATTATATCACCTACTAGATAGAGAGTATCGCACGAGTTGTGCTTGAGAAAATTATTGAGCTGTTCCGCCTTACAGTCTTTTGTACCTAAGTGGACGTCACTCACAAAAATACTACGATAAGTTTTTTGCATAGCAATATTTATCGTAGTATCGTGTTTGAAAGATTACAGTTGTGTTAAATCTGTACCAAAACCCATTTACGTGTAAATGACTTACCTTCGGCCTTGTGTTTCAGTATCTTAGCGAACTCTTTTTTACGAAGTTCGGAAACCGTTTCTGTATCATGGTCAACGCAAGCCCTGTACAGTTTAGCCAATAGCTTTTTCTGTTTCATGGTTGTGTCCTCCTGACAAGTATTTAGCCGGAATCAACCCTGTCCAGTGCTTTCTACAAGTGATCATATAACGTACATTATCACCTTGCTTAGAAAGCAGTTGCGCACCTTCTTTACAATTAGGCACTTGACATAGGGGCGGAATATTTGATGGAATCATAATGTTATTTGAGAAATTTGGACAAAATCCATACTATAGGAAGCCATCCCAGTAGAAAGATAGGTGCTAAGATCATACCTTGAATAAGTTTAGCTCGTTGTTCAGCTTCACGTTCTTTTGTTCGCTGTTGTTCATAACCCATTTGTCGTTGAGTTGAATACATATTATTGTCCTTGTGTAACTGTAATCTTAGCGCATCCGCCTACGGCAGTACAGTTATGTGTAATTGAATAATAGTTTTGATTACTACCGCTTTGTGTTAAACTTAGATCAGTGCCAGTGCCACTAAGATTAATTTTAGCCATATGACTCGCACTGCCCTGTTGTAGTATATCTACATTTTTATTCCCACCACTTAGTGTGACTTCGGCATAATGACTACCACTGTCTTTTTGTTGCACTAGCAAACTGTTGTTATTGTTACTAACATCGGCAAATATACCCTTACCTCCACCAGTACTAGTCTGTTGTAAATTTACACTGTTAAAATTACCCACAACTCTTAAATCAACATAGTTTACTTGTGTATTAGCATTGCCAGTTTGGGAAATATCAACGGTATTACTTAGTCCGTTGCCGTAATACTTAACGTAGTTATTTCTAGTTCCGCTTTGATTAACTTCAACAATGTTCTGCGTGCCTATCTGTTCTATATGTACTTGACTGTCTGCGGTAGTTCTATTGATAAATGTCAAAATTTTAGCTGTGTTAGTGGTACTGGAATTAAATGACGATGCACTTCCTCCGCAACATAAAGTATTTGCAGCCGCAGTTACTGGATCGACAATAGTATTGTTTGAAGCAGTGCTTGTTGTTGTACTATTTGCATCGTAGTAATAGGTAATTTCAGCAATCTGCATACTGTCACAGTTTAATCCACAACCATCACCTGCTTTAGTTGTTGGGAACAACATAAAGTAATATGCGTATGCAGTAGTATTATCTGTGCTAATCACTGAACTTGTATCAAATCTGTTTTCACTCAATGTGATAGCGTCTTGCTTAATCAATGTCCAAGTTGACCCGTCATTACTTCCGTATAACTTATAACTTGTAGGGTCACGGCCACTAAAGTCGTTAGCTGTTGTAACTGTAAATCCTGTTACAATTCTACCTGCATTTAGTTGCACAGTAACACCGGCATTCTTTTTGTCAAAGTTTAGATACTTAGTGTTGGGATTATTATCAAAAGCACTGTTAGGGCCTTCACCGCCAGGACTATTATTTGTAGTTGGAATTGCTCTAATAATATTAACTGTAGCATTATTCATGTAAATTGCTGTAGGCGCAGGTGGAGGAGGACCTGCTGGTGCCGCAGTTTGACCAGCAGCCAGAGGAGTTGTTGATCCGTTAGTAGCATACGAGTTAACCTGCGACACTGTGGGATTTACGGTACCAGTCCATGTGACTCCACTAGTGTTAGCCAATCCTTGTGTCATACTAAACAACTGTCCAGTATCGTTGTCGTTTCCCACAAAAAAGAAATAGTCTGTTCCCATGTTGATAATACGACCAGTTCCCATCACTGCTTTCTGTGTGCCACTAGAACTAAATTGCACAGCATTCCAAGGGTTAGTTGAATTACCAGTGGCGGCAAATGCCACATAGTCACCAGTCGCCCATGATAATTGTCCTGTAGTCCAAGGTATCTTATATGCTGTTCCAGGATTCTTACTATAAATTTGACAAGTTGCTGTATACATACAGGCGCTGACATTCCATTGACTATCTGCTATTTGATAGCGGCCAAATTTTAAATCAACAAGACCCGTTGCTTGACTATGTGCAGATAAGCAGACTGTAATTAGAAAAGAAAATAATATTAAAAAGCGTTTCATGGTCTTCTTAATACACCAGTTTTTTGTATAATGTTTACAACATTGCCACCAGGATCACCGCTACCCACTACGGTAAATGCATACTGATCGTTGTGACTAATAGCCACAAAAGTATTTGATTCGTATCCTGTTGTCTTAACTTCGGCATAATGATCAATGTTACTTCTGTAAGCAGTTCCTTTTCCTTTACTCTGTATATCAGATGAGTCATTCTTTTCCCATGATACACACACTGCTGTACTGGCATTACAGCCAATCTTTCCAGCTGCTTCCATTATAGCAAGTACTCGAGCGGTTTCAATAGCTTCGTTTGTTTCTCTAACTTTCATGGCAATTCGACGCTGTGCTTCTACTTCAATATCTTCAAATTCTCGATCTCGTTTTGATCTTGCTTGTTGTTTTATTGCGAGCATGACTTCTTGAGGTTTGACAATGATTAGATTATTACCTATATTGCCTTCAATGGTATTGACTACTACTGGAGCAGTTGGCATCATACTATTACTGGTAACATATGTGGCTTCGAATGCTTTATCCAAAGTTACTGACCCCATGCCAGTGCTTACAATGATACTGCCCACTTTGCAACGTTGTTCATCTAATTCAAATTGTTTGAAATCTTTTTCATCTTTACAACTAGGAACTAACATGATAAGACTTTGTCCAGTCTCGTCAACAGTCATTGTGAAATCAGTACCGCGTACTGCTACTGTGGCTGTGGGAGTTTTGATGTTTACTTGTTGGGGATTATTTTTAGCAATTTGGCCTGATGCATAACGCACAGTTCCCATGCCTACTTTCATAGCTAACTTGCCTGCATCTGATTTTTTTGGATCAAAAACAAAATCGTCAATAAGTAATCTGCTGTTTTCTGTAACTTTGACTTTGGTATCGTCTTTAAATGTTATATTGCTTACACAAGCACCAGTAGTATAAGTGTCCATGCTTTCAATCTCTGCACCCTTAACCCCTGAAAGTTTTTTCTTATTTCGTTCAACTTCGCAGGCCGTGCCTTTATTTTCTGAAACCGTGCCAATACCAGCCCAAGACGGGCTGGCCACTGTTAGCAGTAGGGCTAACAATATGACACGCATAATTACCTCGCAATCGCTGTAGCTGGAGATACAATATTCGAACTACTTGTGCGAACTGTGATAGTGTTGTTGCTACCCTGTGTTTGTATATTAACGGTAGTATCGTTAGTACCTTGTTGCTGTGTAGTGATGCTGTTGTAGTCGCCTGTGGTCATCATAGCAAGTACGTGGCCGTTAGCACCAGCTGCATCCATTTGCTGAATGTTGAACACGTTAGCATTGCCATTAACTACATTAGATACACTACCTCTACTACTGAGCAAACTACTAGTAACTTGATTATTATCACCATCTAATACTGTATTAGTGATAATGTTGCTACCAACTAGATCTTGTATGATCATGTTGTTGTTGCCAAGAATTTGTTCTGTAATAACGTTTTGACTATTCGTAGCATTATTAGGATTACCAATGGTCAACCTAGTTTGGTTACCATTGCCTAACATATTAGTAGTATAACTATTATTGCTACCGCGAATGTTATACTGGCTGCTGTTGGCGTTGCCAGTCTGTGTGATGTTAACAGTATTTGTACTGCCGGTAATAGTACCGTAATTTGATGCACTAGGAGCATCTGGTGTTAGCGTAGTAATACCAGTTCCTGCTACCGCTGTTGCTACTGTATTAGTAACACCACCAACGTTGTTGGTCCCGCCAACCTGCTCAATAGTGATAGTGTTGCTACTACCCACTTGTTCGATATAAACTTTGTTAGGACCTGTTGCTGTCTGAGCACCACTTATGGTGGCAAAGCTCAAAAGCGCCATAGTGAGTAATTTTCTCGACAACCCACAACCGCCTGTCATTATTTGTTTCATTTTTTTCTAATGTTGGATTATTATTGTTCTCCAACAAGTTCCTTGGCCATTGACCTATAATTATAATACTCTTCTCTGATCTACCCCTTTCACGTAGATTTAATTCTTGCTACTTTATTTACTTACGGTAAAACAAAAATTAAATGTTGCTGTTATTTTTCCAACATGTAAAAAAATTAACATGTTAAAAAATCAACAGTTTAATCTATTTTTTCTAATCTATCATTCATTACCCAACCACCGCGTTTCTCACTGTCTACTACTCTGACCCAACCTTCACTGCCAGGTTGTACAACATCTACCACTGTGCCTTTCTTAAACTGCCAAGTCTTTTGACTTTTATCATTGGGTTCTTTGTAAATGAATTCATCTTCTTTCAATTTACGTTGGCCAAACAATGCTTTAGGTTCCGCTTGCTTTTCTTCAACTTTAGTTTCAAATTTTACTTCTGGGGAGGCACTGGGTAAGGTTTCGGTTTTGGTTTCGGGTTGGGCTTGTGGTTGAACCAAGACATCTTTCTTCTCCTCTACTTTAACTTCTTTCTTTTCCTCTACGACAGGAACAATAGGAACAATAGGAACAATAGGAACTGGGATTTCTGTTACTTGCCTTTTAAACGCCCAATGTCCTTTTCGAGCACCTTCATTAATGGTTTGTATTACTGCTGCTTGAACTGCGACATCAACTGCTCGATTGATACTTTCGTTTATACTGCCGCCAACTTCTCCTTCAAGTGCATTTGCGCCAGCACCAAACTGTGTACCGTCATCTACGAAACGAAGTAATGTTAGTTTGTCCATATAACTTAGGACTGTTTTTGTCACTGTAACTGTGGTTAGTATTTCGCCTGTTGCTACGCTGACAGTTCTTAGTGTTACTGTAACTGTGTCTGATTGATACTGTGTGCTAGCACCAATACCAAAAATTCTCACACCTGATCCGCCTGTTAAGGTGTTGCTATCATAACCAACGATGCCGCCTTCCATAATGATTCCGGCAAACATCATTGGCGGTAATGCCTTAGCATCTTTGCCTTGATATTGTTCACGCATTTGACGAATCATTTGACGCTCTTTAATTAAGTTCTCTAAGCCTACACGTTCTAAAACTGTAAACCAACGAGCATCGCCAACATCTTGTAATGCTTTGATCAAGTAGTTTTCAGCACCTTGCGTAACTGCTGAACTTAATGACGCAATCAGTGGCTGACTTTTACGCTGTCCTGTTAGGTCTCTAAATCCATAAACCGCTACAGCTACTGGACCGCCTTCTGGTGGCTGTAACTTGTTAGAGTCTTTCTTTAGGAACTTGCTAGACTCAACTTTTGGCTCGTCAAATTGATTACCTGTTACTTTTTCTCTTATTGCTGAACTTGATGCGCAGCCTGTTAGTACTGCTACCACTGCCAAGGATAATATTGTCTTTTTCATAGTCTATCCTTAAAATCCAAATGTACCACTCGGCACCTTCATTTCTGTAAATTGGCTTGGGTTTAGTGCATTCTCAATCCTAACAATGATGAAAGTTCCATCAACTTTCCAAGTAATATTATTACCCGCTACTTCCATTTGACCGCATACTCCATTAGTTAATGTACATTGTGGTGCGCCATCAGTGCCAAACAAACTATCTGTAATTTGCTTGGCTAATTGTGAATAGATACGGCTTTCTAAGTTTGCTTGAAATTTGGCTTGTGGTGTGTTTAGCTTGTCGCTTTCTTCTTTTGCTTTCATAGCATCAGCGGCTGCTTTGTTTTTATCTTTAGCCTGAGTTTCTAACTGATAAAGTGTTAGTACGTGTGAACTATAGCCTACACCACTAAATGATGGGCTATTAAAGATATGTACTAATTCTGCAGCAGATGCGGAATTAATAGTCATAACTATTCCGATTAATGCTAATGTATTTTTCATGGTTCGCTCCCAGGTAATACTTGCCTTAAAGTATTTAATATAGGCTATGAAAATATTAAATAGCTAGTTAACCATAAAAAAAGGCTCCTAAGAGCCTTTTAGTACTTTGGTATTAATTTTACTTAATAGAGAATCCAATCTTGCCAACTGGTCTACGTGTTGCATAGAAGTTGCTACTTGGGTCCATTAAAATCTTACCAGTAAACACTGGTGGATAAATTACTTCAAAGTTAGAGAAGTACGCACCACCCGGTGTTGTTTCAGTATCTTTCGTTACCTTTAAGGAAGTCTTAATTTGAAGCATGTTACTGCGTTCTAGGATTGTTCTAAAGAACTTGTCTGTGTTGGGATTTTTGTTAATTTGATTGGCTATGCCTTGCGCCAATCCAGCTAATAGATGCCAACCAATTCTATAATCTGTACGTTGATTGTCGTCAGTACCTTTGTAAGTTAATAGCGTATCTAGGCCGTTTGCCTTAAGGTCTTTTTCTCTCACATGTTGTTGATCACTGTCAATAATGGCTAAAATTTTATCAGACTGTACTCTAGTAATCATATCAATGTGTACACCAATTTGTAATACACCAGCGATAGAACCGTTCCTATACCATATATCAGAACCAGCTACATAATCCATATCAGGATTTTTGATCATCATTACAATGTCATACAAATTTTTCATTTCATCAGCATCAAACACACCTTCATAACGCTCTGGGTATTTTGTAATGTCATCTACCATGCCTGAAATACTGGCTTTTGCTCCGCCAGCTTTGTCCTTACTACTAACACGAATCAAATTATTATCATCAAGAATCAAATAACTATCGTATAGTTTCTCTGCAGGATCATTAGGATACTCAACTCCTCTTATCTTACCAAACCCGCCTGGCCCACCTGTCATTGCAGTTTCAGCTTCTTGCCAATCACCGGCAAGGAATCGTTGTTTCATAATTGCCAATGGCGCCGCTGTTTCTCCCAAGTCAACTTCGTAACTCTTTGAATATTGATTGGCTCCAGATACAGGTGTTGTTCGTCCAAATATTACATTTTCCAACAATGCAATTACTTGATCTTTGACATCTTGGCCTAGGTCAGCTCTGCCAGCGATTGTGTTAGCAACTTCTCCTGGAACATCATCAGCTGCCATTTCTGTATTCGTTGGGGCGATACCTACCGGCTTCAAGTTAAGTGCGGCACGTTGCTGTACTCCTGATACTTGATTTTCTTCGCCAGCTTTACCGCTTAGTTGTTGATACCCAGTTAAGTCTGAGAATAGTTTGGTCTGTAAGAAAATAGGATAAGCACCCGGTTTCTTCTTTGGCTTTAAGGCAATAAAGCCCATCATGTTGCCAGTCTTTTCATCTTGGAATACTAGAGCCAGTGCGGCACCAGCTTTATCAGGACTTGATAGTCCCTGTGTTGCTGGCATTGTTTTGAAGTCTGCAACAGGAATGTTGTTTGCTTCGGCGTATGCAATCAACTCGGCAATAAGGTCTTGCGGTTCTGCAATGTCACCTTGTTGCGGGAACACAATGGCATCTACCATCGTAATTACGTTGCCTGCATTATTCTTAAAGGCCACACGTTTTCCACGTCCAGCTTCTTCAGCTCGTCGTGCCATCCCGCCTTCAGATTCAATTAATAAAAATTCTTTTGCTCTCATACTAATATTTAGCGTATTTCAGGGAACAGGCATTCCTGTATGAAATGCTGTACGTCCTCTTCACTAAGCCCTAAACTAACCATTACTTTAGGAGTATGAGGGTTACACTTCTGATTCTGTGCGTAGTAATTCTGCGCTTCTGTAGTATCTTCAGCTGCATTGTTGGTTTCAGCGACTGTGCTTAGATAATGCTCTACTGTAGTTTTTGCTAAAGTTGTCAGTTGTTCTAATTCAGCTTCATCGCTGACATTGCCCGCAGCTACCATACTCTTGCTGAATATGTTAGTAGCCCACTCAGGCAATGCACGTTCTTTACGCCATTCTAGTTTGCTTACTTCTTCTGCAAACCACTGCATCATAGGATGATCAGCATCACCTGCTTTGCTATAATCGTGAAAGCAACCAGTTATCTTATTCTTGCCAGCGATAACATCAAAGCCATAAATTGGTGCTGGATTATGTGTATGTGGAAAGATGCAACAGTGCATCATCCATAAACCTTTTGACTCTCTAGCGTCTACGACGTCCACATGAGCACGACGATAAGAATCGGACCGCCAAACGCGATTAACCCACCCAGGCTGATTAAAACGATCCATTCCGGGTTCAAATATTTCAGTACCTGTTTCATTAAATTTATCCTCTAACAGATGTTGTATTTCTATTAGTGTGTCCCAAACTTTACTCTCCACGATATAAATCCCGCATCATTTTAATAGCATATTCAAATGCTACACGAGCTTCGTCACCTAGGTCATCAGTTAGTGTTTGACGAATTGCCATCTTCATAGCATCGCCATTTTCAAAGTCATAAAACTTGCCACTGCTAATATGTGCCACTTGTTTCTTAATGATTTGACCACCGAACAAGTCGCCCATATGGCGGCAATATAAATGCGCCTTAACTTTTGCTTTATTCTCTGGATCATTGCCTAGTTTGTGTAAGTATGCTTGGTATTCTAATGTGGCTGGAGTTAGATAACAATAACTACCATCATCAAGTTCCACAAAGTCTGCGTGTATAGCACGTAGTCTTGGTAGGTCTGGCATTGTGTCTAGAAACCCTTGGCGCTTACAATACCATTCAATTGGATCGTAAATTGCTAATAGGTTATACAGATAGTTTTTATAATCTTGTTTTTCAATTTTACCGCTAAGTAACATCTTAGCAAATGTTGTTGTTTCTGCCTCATGGTGGAGGTCTTTAGTGATGTCTTTTAAGCTCATTCTTCTTCCATTTTAATTTGTAATGGAAATCCACTACCACGAGCTAAGTTAGTTGATTCAACTGCCTTTGCTTCGGCAATCTCAAAACTGTATGTTCCGGCAACACCGCTGCCTTGATCGTGAATCTGGAGAGTGATGTCTCGAGCAGTTTCTTCTGTGTGTTTGAACACTTCGGTCAAAAGACTAATGACAAAATCCATTGGGGTTGAATCATCGTTTAGAAAGATCACGTTCCAGCGTTTAGGTTCTTGAACCTTAATCTTAATCTTCTCGTCTAGTTTAATATCAGTTATTGTTGTCATTCATGTTCTCCAAGAGTAGGGGAAGTTCCCTTCCCCTTATTATATTACTTAACCTCGACAATGTCAATCACGCGAGCTTTCTTTTCTTCCGGAATTTCGTGTTCTAACTGTACAGATAGAATACCATCCTGAATTAAGGCGCCCTTGACTAGCATGTGTTCAGCTAATTGAAGCTTACGTTCAAAATCCCGTGAGCTAAGTCCTCTGTGTAAGTATTGAATATTCTCACCATCTTCGCGTGTGCGAACACCGCGAATAGTCAACAAGTTTTGTTCAACTTCAATGTGAATTTCATCTTTCCTAAACCCGGCAACAGCAACCTCGATGACATACCTAGTGTCATCAAGTTTAATGATGTTGTGTGGGGGATAGTTATTTTGCATTTGATTTGCGATACGATGTTCGAATGTATCGAATAATCTATCGAAACCTACTAGAGCCCTGTTTAGAGCCTGTGTGTCAAAGCGTGTTATATTTGCGTTCATTTTAATATCTCCTTAAATTAAGCAAGAATAATTTATGCGGCCTCACCTGAGCACCGCATAATATTTATAACGTCTGTGTGTGTTTATTTTACTTCTGTAAACTCTGCATCAACAGTCTTTTCATCTTGTGAATTTTCTGTTGTAGCTTTTGCTTTTATTTCATTCAACTCTTGAGCAACTGTAAGCATTGCAGTCATTTTCTCAGTGATTGCATCTAAGTCGTCACCAGTAATTACATCTTGCAATTCTTTAATTGAGTCTTCAAGTTTAGTTTTTAATTCTTCTGGAACATCTTTTGATTCCATATCTTTCCTAATCGTGTGGATTTGACCTTCAGCACCGTTACGTGCTTCAATCAACTCTTTAGCCTTTTTGTCTGACTCGGCATTGGCTTCAGCATCTTGAACCATACGTTCAATTTCTTCTTTGCTTAAACCACTGTCTGATTTGATAGTGATTTTATTTTCCTTGCCGGTACCTTTGTCTTTAGCACTGATATTCATAATGCCGTTTGCATCAATATCAAATGTAACTTCAACTTGTGGCATACCACGTGGTGCTGGAGCAATACCGTCTAGCTTAAATTCACCAAGTGCCTTGTTGTACTTAAACAACTCACGCTCACCTTGTGCAACTTTGATATCAACAGCTGGCTGGTTATCTTCTGCTGTGCTGAATGTTTGACTAGCTTTGGTTGGAATAGTTGTGTTCTTTTGAATCAACTTGGTAAACACACCTCCCATTGTTTCAATACCCAAGCTCAATGGGGTGACGTCCAATAGCAGTACGTCTGTACGGTCACCTGCTAGTACTGATCCTTGAATAGCCGCACCCGCAGCCACTGCCTCATCTGGGTTAACGTCTTTACGTGGTGCTTTGCCAAATAGCTTCTCAACAGTTTCTTGCACTTTAGGCATTCGTGTCATACCACCAACAAGGATAACTTCATCAATGTCGCCAGCAGTTACACCTGCATCTTTCATTGCAGTTTTGCATGGCTGCACTGAACGTTGGATCAGTTCGTCAACAAGGCTTTCTAATTTAGCACGAGTCAACTTAACATTCATGTGTTTAGGTCCACTCGCATCAGCTGTGATGTAAGGCAAGTTAACATCTGTTTGTGCAGAGCTAGACAATTCAATCTTTGCTTTTTCAGCAGATTCTTTTAAACGCTGTAATGCTAGTGTGTCTTTTTTAAGATCAACACCGTTGTCTTTCTTAAACTCGTCAACCAAATAATCCATAATGCGTTGGTCAAAGTCTTCACCGCCTAAGAATGTGTCGCCATTAGTTGACAACACTTCAATTTGTTTGTCGCCATCTACATCCGCGATCTCAATGATCGATACATCGAAAGTACCGCCACCAAGGTCGTAAACAGCAATTTTGCGATCTTTTTTATCAGACTTATCAACGCCATAACTAAGAGCTGCCGCAGTAGGCTCGTTAATAATACGGAGTACTTCCAAGCCTGCGATCTGTCCAGCATCCTTTGTAGCTTGTCTTTGGCTGTCGTTAAAGTACGCAGGAACTGTGATAACTGCTTGGGTAACTTCATGACCTAGATAGTCCTCCGCTGTCTTTTTCATCTTACGCAGAACCTCTGCGCTAATTTGTGGTGGTGCTAATTCCTTACCATTTGATCGAACCCATGCATCGCCGTTTTTGGCTTCTATGATTTCATAAGGCATTAGACCAATGTCTTTTTGCACAGCTTCTTCTTTGAACTTACGTCCAATAAGACGCTTGCTTGCGTAAATTGTGTTTTTGGGATTTGTTACTGCTTGACGCTTTGCGCTAGCACCTACTAGAATTTCATCGTTAGCGTATGCAACAATACTTGGTGTAGTACGGGCGCCTTCGCTGTTTTCGATTACTTTTGTGACACCGTTTTCAATAACGGCTACGCATGAATTTGTTGTACCTAAGTCGATACCGATTACTTTGCTCATTGTTTTCTCCTTTTAAAAAGCAAGATATATTTTCGGGTAAACACCCTATGTATACAGCCCCCATTGGGCACTGTCTACACTTTTATTTATATCAGATATTGTCTAAGTTTTGAATTTTGGACCACTTTTTGAGTTTCTCGATTTTAGCTCGTTTTGCTATATGCAAATTCCCCCAGCTGATAATGTTGTTGGCCATTAGAATATCAATCATAGCCAACATATCACCAAGTTCCTCTTCCAAGTGTTCTCGATTAGTTTGTCCAGTATTAAGTTTAGCGTTGTCTATACCAAATCTACGGATTTTACTAACCGCTTGAATTACCTCTGCACATTCCTCTTGTAGGATGTCCATTACTTCATCATTAGATTCGTTTAGTGGCGCCATATTAATTCTCAAACTTTCTACGTAGTTTCTTAAACATTGTTTGCACACCAATTGCTTGACGACGTGCATCTTCCAAAGCGTGATGCTTTAGTGCTTGCGGCATTTCTGGATCCATGCCCAAGTCAAATAGTGTACGAGTATCCCTCACGTCCCAAAAGTTCCATGGAAACGGTTTGCCCATTTTACGGAAATAGTGTTCTAAAATAATAATATCAAATGTAGAACCGTGACTCCAAAAACGACTTGAACCCATACAAAATTTGTAGAACTTTTCCATTGCTTCTTTACAATCTATACGATTGTCAGGACTAAAGGCCTCGTCTTGAGCAGCCTTGTCTTGATCTGCCCACCACCTAATAGTATTGTCATCAATAAATGGATCTGCAAATTCACAAGTATCTACATCAATACGTAGGTATATTTCATCGTATACCTCGTATCCGTTTGGATTAAATGTTACTGCGCCTAGTGTAAGAATTTGTGCATTTGGAGTGGTGGCTAGAGTTTCTAAGTCCACCATTAAATGTTTAGCCATTATAAGCCTTTCGTAGTTATACGTTATTATAGCAAAATTGCTATCAAATGTCTAGTAGATTGATTAGAAAAGTTTTTTTGGTAGTTGCTCTTTTTGGAGCTTTTTGGCGTAGCGTTGCTTGGCCGCTGCCTTCTTGCGTTTGCGTTTTGTAGTAGGCTTTTCGTAAAATTCTTTCTTACGAAGTGTATCAAGAAGACCGCTGTCCTCGATCTTCTTTTTAAATTTGCGTAGTGCGCGGTTTACATCTTCACCTTCTCTGATGTAAACTACACTACCTCTTACTTTATTGTCTCTCTGACTCATCGTCATCATCTTCCTCGTCGTCTTCTTCCTCACCAGTGAAAGCCGCAACCACTGCATCTAAATTCCAAATTCTATTTTTTGAAATAAGACCATAGGGAGTTAATTCATCGTTTGTAATATAATGAGTATTGGGCTGTGCCAATAAGAAAGTTATAAAAAGTTTTGTTGTTGGGTCACAGTTATCAATATCAATAACTGTGATATCTGCTTGTTGTGACACACTTAGTAGCCAACTAATATCTGTTTCGTTATCATCATAAATGAATACATTTAACTCTTCAATATTATGACTTAAGATTGTTTGGAACTGTTTTTTAACATTTACTGATGGCTTTACTAATAAGTAGCTCAAGTTCAAATTGAATAATTTGTCCGGAGGCGTAATGAGGTTAATTTTTCCTAAGTTCATTTGTTCTCTTTGTTAATTCTGTTCCATAGCGAATTGTTACTTTGTTCACTATTTTGTACGTATGTTACTGACGAATCTTTGTTATCTGCTGATCCGCTTGTTTCATCACGTAGCTCGTTTTTTTTTTGATCTTCGGTTTCGACAACTTCTGTTAGATCTGGTTTGATTCTTTCTTGTTTTGGAAAGTCTGGTTCTAGTTTATTCAATTCGTTTTGTAAAGTTGGAAAGATCTTGTATTTTGCAGCCGTTTCTGCCTCAATTTGTGCCTGACGTTGTTGTTCTAATTCCCAAGGAAGTATTTCAATTAAGCCTAACTCTTTTTTCTTTTCTTGATTTTTAATTGTATCTTCAGGATGTTCGATTTTCCACTTACGCATTGCTTCCTTCTCATGAAGGTCAGCACGTTCAGCTTCTTCAATCATTTTATTCCAACGATCTAATTCATTTATGTTGTCCAGTGATATTGTTGGCTCAATTCTGGTAACTTCTTCTTTGGGTTCTTCTTTTACTTCAAGTTCATGCTCAAACTTGTCTTTTGGATGTTCGCCGTTATCAACAAATTTTATTGTAGGTTCTGGTACTATCGGTTCTGTTTTCACACTTGCTTCAGAAGCCATTTGATTAATTTGGTCTAATTGTTCTTGTGTTAATGCGCCATCATCTGGTTCATAGGTTGGCTTCTTTTCTTCTGGTAAGGGAGGAACAAACAATGGAACAGTTTTGTGTAACAATCCTTCATTCTGTTTTTCTTCTCGTCTCCAACCAAATGTCATTTGTGCGGCCAATAACATTATAACTGCTAGTGGATCAAATACCACAATAATGGTAATGATGACCCAAGTGACTGCTTTCTCTAAAAGAGTCTCATCAGTTGCTCCGTATATAAAGGCAGCAATGTATTTTAGCGGTCCAACTTCTGCTTCTACTTTACGAACTTCGGCGGCAATAGGAGCTCGCTCTTCGTTCAGGCTGGCAATTTTCTTTTGACTTGCAGTTATCTCATTTTGTAAACGGGTACGTTCTCTAGCCTGTTGTTGACGAATATTAACGGCTCTATTAGCACCTTGTTCAGTTGTTGAACGAGCCATGCTCTGATCCACAGCCTCATCCATCTGTTTAAGTGCTTTACGATTAGCTTCAATGTTTTCTTTTTCAGTCTTGATCTTTTCGTCGTAAATTGAAATTTTAGCAATTACATCTCCGCTTACAAGACTTTGATCACTATGTGCCTTTGATAAGAACCCAAAGATACCCATACTTGTAATAAGCATTAATACAATGACTGCCACTGTCATGTAAACTTTCATCAAACGTGGCGCACGTTCCCAATTAGCCTTAAGCCAGCTTGCACAGACAAGTTTTCCAACCTCCAATGCTGATCCCATGATAATAATTGGAATCATTGCCGCAGAGAAAATAGCGGCCAAACCCACTACGGAGTAGTAGATTGCGACCGCTGAAATTGTTAAACCTGTAAGTAAGAGTAAGTATGCTAAAATCATAAGTTTATTTATCAGCGAAATTCCATGTATTACTGCTAGTTTTAAAACAAGCCCATTCTTCAAATGTACGCTGATCTGATTTTAACATAATAACGCTATAAATCCTACGACACATTTCACCGTTTACCATAGCAGTTACCATAACTTGCACCTGCCCCATATGGTATCCATCATCTGAATACCATTTAGTAGCCTCGCCGTTATCTAAACGATTAAGTGCAAAGAATACTGCTTGTTGATGTTTTCGACTGTCTTCTTTATTCAGACGACTAAACATACTTCGGTACGCATTAAAAATAATAGCTGGACCATGCAAGTCGTTTATCTCATTTTGATAAATGGGCTTGTCCCACTGTCCTGCGTGTGCAACATTACTGGTAAAACTAATGAGTATTATTGTTGCCAATAATTTCCCAAGTACCATCATATTTTTGGCAAGCATATCCCATTCCCTCAATTATACGTCCGCTAGGCAAACGATGTCTATATGGATTTTCAAAGCATTGTTTGGCAACGCCCATTTTCTTAATTCCAATTTGTTCAATTGGATCGTCATTGCATTTTACAAGAGTGTCACTCGAAACTGTTTCATTTCCACTTTTGCGAATTTCTTGACTAGTGTAACAGTATTGTTTGTATTGCTTTGGAGGAGCACTACTGCACCCCACCAAAGACAATACTGCTATTGCGAACAAGAGCTTGTTCATGTTATTCGCCTTTTGATTCTGCAACCAATTGATCGAATACAGTCTTCTTCATTTCAAGTTTGACGTATGTGTAATGACGTCCACCCATTGTAAAGTGACCTTTCTCACTCTTCACATGTCGACGAATTGCTGTGTCAGACACTTTGTAAGAGATAAAAGTACGTGATGACTTTTTGTCATTTACAATTTCAATGGATGTTTCTGAATTAACTTTACCGTTAATACGTTTGGCAAAGTTGTTCATTGCAATGGCATCCATTTGCTCTTCGGCAGCTTGAGCATATTTGCTTTCGCCAGCACCGCAAGCATAGACATAGTCTTCTTTCCACCAGAACCAACCTTTAACGCCTTCTTGTGCGCAATCCTGATACCAACTGGGTTGAGCATAAGTTTTACGGTCGGGAATGTCTTTCATTGAACCGCAAGCGGTAAGTGTTGCAATAATGGGGATTAAAATAAGTTTTTTCATTTTGAAGACTCCTGAACAGTTTTAGTAGCTTCTTTAGCCACTTCCGATACCAACGCTTTGCCTTGATTGCTTACGAACGAAACTCCGCTCGAAACCAAATTAACGACGAATGTCGGTGCTAGAATAACCAGCGCAAGAACAACAATCCATTTAGTCATTTCAAACTCTCTTTCTGTGTGTGTTAATAAAAAAGCCTCTGTAGTATGTATTATACGACAAAGGCTTCGTTATGTCAACGGTTTTGGTAAACCGAATTATTTGAAAAATATCAATGCTAGTAAAACTGCTTGAAGTATAAAACCAATTCCAATTGTTGCTACATTAAGCATGTCTCGGGCAATAATTGCTCTTGCAAATAGTAGGGTTAGACCTCCCCAAATTAACAAAATAATATCAATCCCAGGTAACTTATCAGTTAGTCCCATACCAACTGCTAAAAAAGTTGGAATGGTTGAACAATGTAACACAATGTTTGCTAACCAACCTAATGTTTCTGTTGAAACTGAATGAGCCTTCTCTTGAATAAGGCCAATCAATTTATTTGCCAATTGCTTAATTTCTTCCATGTTTTGGATCCCTGTAAAAAATGTGTCTTCCAATTTTGCCAATTTTTTCCTTGCCCCATTGTGGGTTCACGTAATCAGCATGATAATACAATGCATCCTTCATTACGTCAAGTCTAAAATTTTCCAATAATACCTTCTTAGCCACTTTGTATGACTCGTCATACATTGCAGTGCTTCGGATTGGAGGTTTTCCGCCGTTTTGGCAATACCAGCTAAACTGGCAAACTACCCTTTCCATAAACACATTTTTTTGGTAAACAACTGCGCAGACATCGCTGGGAAATTTTCCTGATTCTGCTCGATTCATTGTTACCTGTGCCACTGCCACTTTGCCCTCAAACGGCTCGCTTGCCGCTTCGTGGTAAATGTTTTTGGCTAAGCAGTCCAGTTGTCTTTCTCTGTCTCTGATTGAGACTACATCTGCTGATGCGACAAACTGCGCTTCTTTTAATCTATCTATTTTGGCTATTGTGATTTCGGATACCGCAGTACCTACAAATACAATACCAAAAACTAAGGCTATAAGCCTAATTGCTTTTTCCATTTCATGTCTCCTTTGACTTGGTGTAGTTCAAAATTCAAACTACATTACATAAAGGGAGATGACTAACTACTTGGTCTCAAACCCAAAGCAGATTCTGTCTTCTCCATTAGCAACACTTGTTTATAGTTGGCTCATAACTCAACATCAACTGTTACCTTTGGCAAGCCTGGCATCCCGATCTTCGGGTTTCTAATTGGCCAAGACTCGCGGAACCGTTTCAGCTTGTGACATACTTTGGTTCTACTATCTTAGTTTCTTTCGAAACGATAAAATATATAGCTTCTTTTCGTTGATATTGGGTTAAAACGGGCCATTATCGACGCATTCTAGATATATCTACTGCTTCTTCATCACTAAACACAGGAACAGCGTTGCTCTTGTGCATTGTAGCAATACCTTTTACTTTGGTTCCAGTGTACACCTTAGCTGGTTTGAGTGTGGCATTACCACCTGTGTCCACACTTTTGATGTGTGCAGTGGTATTCCTACCTTCTGGAATTTTCAAACTGTAACTGCTGCTCAAACTAGGAGCAGATAACGCTCGTGTACGTTTTCTATCATCGGCCTCAATTCCCCATTTCTTTTGGAGAGCTTTCCAATCCGCATCTGCTTGTTCGGCTTTGCGTTTGTGTTCAGCACTGGGCCACTTGTGTTTGCCTTTTGGTTTACCAGTGAGGCTTAAACTGGGATGATGTAAGTGCATTGTCATAGAACAATTATACTACAAGTGTTGGGCAAAGTCAAGCCCAACACTTACCAAAATCATTCTATTATTTTGCTTCTTTTGCTTCGGAACGTGCATTCTTAACTGCGGTAACATCGTTACGAGTTTCTTTGCACAATTTGGCTAAGTCTTGACAATGTTTACGAACACGGGTGCCGGCAGCGCCAACTTCCTTGTCATAAAACTTTTCGAAGTCTGCTTCCATTGCCTCTACGATTTTGGTAAATTCTGCATGTTTATTTACTGACATAATAGTCTCCTTGTTTTATAGTTAGCTACCAGTGTCGAATAACACTGGCAATAATGAAGCAGTTTGTAATGATATATGTTAGAACAACAATCGTCCTAACTATAGCAACATGGTCTGCTTCTTGAACTGTTGCTCCAGCTTTTTCACCTAAGGCCCTAGCCCAAATTTTCCAAAACTTTCGAAACACTTTCATTCTTTAATTTTATATTATTTTTTGGCAAATGTCAACCTGCAAACACGTTTGACGATCCGCTTGAAATAGTTGCACCACAACCGTACGCATCTCCCAGTCTACCTATTGCTTTATTATTCACAAATACCGTTGAGGAAAAGGATGAAAGTCCAGGAGAATGACTTGGACAGGCTGGCGGCGCAAAGGTGTGGCTCTGCACTTGATCTGCTTGCCTTACTGCCCCAATGTTGTTTACTAATACATCGTCAGATCCTGCGTCAGTGGTAGTAGACCCTTGACATGTAGGATGATTTATAGATACTTGATCATTTCCGTTTTTCCTTGCGACTGCGGGCATAATTTTTCTCCTTAGGCCATTGCAATACCAGTAGTTCCTTGCATGTACTGATCAGCAAACTCTTTATCGGATGCTGCTACCACTGCAACTGCTGTTTTACTTAATTTAATATCTTTTTCTGGACTTACAGTAAACAAGTAAGGCATTAGTGCTGGACCTTTTGGGCTCATACCAATAACCGAAGGCTTGGATAACTTGTAAAAGTCGTTGCCTTCTTCTACCAATCTTGCTACTAGTTCTTCTCCGCTTGTTAGTTTTAAGGTGATCACTTCACCTGCTGTTACGCCTCGGTCAATTAACATATTATCCTTTCAGTGTGTTAAAAAATTCTTCGTCTTTACCTGCTAGGCCTTGAAAGCCCCCCAGGAAGGAGAACGCCATCCTTAAAAATTTGTGGAACACTACGCAACCCTTGCTCCATAAGGAACTCTCGTGCGCCGGCGTTCTCTTCCATTTTAATTACTGTAAATGGAATATCTTTGCTTTCCAATAATGCCTTTGCTCTATCGCAAAATGGACAATTATTTTTACTGTAAACTGTGATCATGTTTCTCTCTTATAATGCTGGTAATGAATCGTAATCAAGTGCTTCGCTCATTACGCCAATAACGTAATTAGTACTTTCACTTTCTTGTAATGCTGTTTGTTTCTTGCTTGTGTCCACGTGCTTGTTGAACCAAGGAATAGGAGTTGACTTTGGTGCTGGGTTGTTATACTTGATGCCAATCTCTTTCAGTGCTCCAACTGCTGTAAAATCCACAAAGTCACGTAGGATGTTGGCATTAAGACCAATCACTGGTCCCATTTTAAACAAATAAGTGGCCCATTCTTTTTCTTCACGAATCACATCCATGTACAAACTATATACTTCTTGTTCACATTCTGATTTAGCTTCAGCAAATCTTGTGTCTTCTTTGACCACTTGATTAATCAAGTAAGCTGTCCAGCCTTTGTGTAGCAGTTCGTCTTGTAGAATCAATGAGATAATGTTGCCATTGCCAATAAAGATCTTGTTCTCTACCATAGCCAAACTGGTAGCAAACGATACCATAAAGCGGAAAGCTTCTAATGCGTAACTAGCATGTAATGCCATCCATATCGCTTTAATGTATTCTTTTTCTGGAATAGTTTCACCCAATTGTTTGCGACAGTTGATAACATGTAGTGCTTCATAGTAGTTACCTACACTGGAGGCCATGTCAACAATTTCTTTAGTGTCGTGGATGGTGTTGAATACATCCTTTGGTACATTATAAATGTTACGAATAATATGGCTGTAGCTCTTACTGTGAATGTTTGTTTCAAAGAATGTCCAGTTGTATACTAGTGCTTCTAGTTCAGGCAAGCTGATCACTGGCATAAAAATTTGACTTGGTCCACGGCCTTGCAAACTATCTAGTGCTGTTTGACGTAACAAGTTACTGGTGAAGATATGTTTAATAGCATCGCTGGCATCCTTAAAATCATTACTGTCTTTGCTTAAACTAATTTCTTCTGGTTGCCAAAAGAAGCCACGTGCTGTTGCTTCAAAGTCTGCAATCTTTTTGTATTTGACTTCTTCGAATCTCTGTATGGTTACTGGACCTGCTGGGTCCAAAAACATCTTGCGATTCAAATAGTCTGTCTTGGTGTTTAGGTTATATTGTTGTTTTGACATTTTATTTTGTTCTTTTAGTTAATTTGTATTCCAGCTAACACCCATCCGCCAGCAGATTTTGATTTGGTCATGTTCCAAACTTCTGTAAATGCTTCGGCTTCTGCACCTACTGTATCTTGTATTGAGCCAGTAAATTCTACACTGGCTATGTAATTGGCATCAGTTTCTTCTATGCCCAACAGTTTTGCTGACAATGATATCACTGCTGTTCTATACTCTTGGGTGTTATCTCGATCCGCTAATTGCTGTTGTATCTCTTTCAACATGTCATCAGTCATCATGTTGCTGAGAGTAGCTGTGTCAGCACGATCCCATGCGCCTTGCAATAAAACAAAGTGTTGTTTGGCAGCTGACTCAAAGCCTGCCACATCAAACCCTGCAGGAATTGTCCATGTGGCGTTTGTGGCCAATGCCGATCCAATCATTGAACCTCCTTGGAATCTTGTGGGTTGGTTGACTTCCGGGATGGCCTGTGGACCTTGATAAGCCAGGTTGGGTGAATTAGCCATCACACGCTTGCGCATGAACCAACCTATTGCCCCTAATACTATAGCGCCAATCAACAAGACCATTAAGATATTACCAAACGCTTCTCCCAATCCTAAACTACTGGCCAACCATGCTAGACCTAATCCTGCTGCCAATCCACCCAACATGGCGCCCCATGGGCGACTTGGTGCGGGTGCTGGTGTAGCCTGTGGCGGTGCGGCTTGTGCTGGCGGTGTTGCCTGTTTCTTGCTCACATTGGAACTTTGTTGTCCCACGCTTTTTCCGCCACCCATGCGTTTACTGGCTTCTGCACTCACACTGGCAAAAGCCAAGACGCTTACTAATAAAATTGCAAATAATTTTTTCATATTATCTCCTAGTATTTTCCTGATGCAAGCACTATCTTGCAAATGTGTTCTAATCTTTCTATATGCTCATATGCACGCCAAGGACTTGTATCGATAGCCACAACACCGTGTCCTTTAATTCCCACAATGTCATAAGCAATGTTGCCGTCTCGATCTAATTGTAACATTGTATGGCACTGGTCTGCAAGTTCTTGACTGATGGGTGCCACATCGCCTACATTGGGTGCTACGCGAGTATAACGGTTAAGTTCTGGAAACGCATTACTGATGGTACTTAAATCAATTCCGGCATGCATGGCAGCAATACAGTAAGTGGGATGAACGTGTACTACTACTCGAACATCATTACTGTGTTGCCCCATTTCACGTTGTAGACCAAAGTGTAACGGAAGTTCTCCACTAGGCTTTAATTTAGCACTGATATCTGAATAAGGAAGATCGCGCCAGTTATAATTAAAAGATGCAGTACCGCTACCACTGTGAATAGTTCTATCAATGCTGATCTTCTTAAACTGATCAGGTTGAAGTGTTTGTTTACGCACACCACTAGGTGTAATATAGAAGTGGTCACGGTCATGATGACGTATTGACACGTTACCATCTCGACTGGTAATCCAATTGCGTTTGTACGCATCTAACATCACATCACATATTGTTTCTAACATTATTTTATACTCTAAAACTTTCGCCACATCCACAACGATCACGTTCATTGGGATTGATAAAATCAAATCCCTCATTGAGCCCGTTACGCACCCAATCCATTGTTAAACCATTTAGATAAGCTAGGCTTTTTGCATCCACTAGCACAACAAAGTCTTTTTGGGCAAAATTAGTTACACCCACTTCGGCTATGTATTCGTCCACATATTCTATAGTGTATGCCAGACCACTGCAACCTGTGGTTCTTACACCTATACGAATACCCACGCCTTTACCGCGCTTGTCCAAATTTTGTTTGATGCGTTTACTTGCTGTGTCGGTTACGATAATCATTTACGGCCGCTTTGATAGCATCTTCTGCTAATATACTACAATGTATCTTCACTGGTGGTAATGCTAGTTCTTCAGCAATCTCAATGTTTTTAATTGCTCCAGCTTCGTCAAGTGTTTTGCCCTTGACCCACTCTGTAACAAGCGAACTGCTTGCAATTGCTGATCCGCACCCGTAAGTTTTGAATTTTGCATCAGTAATAAGACCTGTAACGTTATCAACCTTAATTTGTAACTTCATCACATCACCACAAGCCGGTGCACCAACCATGCCAGTGCCCACTGTAGGATCATCTTTAGCAAAAGATCCCACATTGCGCGGATTTTCGTAATGATCAATTACTTTTTCAGAATATGCCATTTATATGCTCCCAGTTCATAATTTTCCATTGATTTTTTAAATAACTTTTTTTGTCTGCTTGGTAGTCCAATGCCCATGCATGTTCCCACCAGTCTACTAATACTACAATATCTTTTTTAATTTCGTGATTCACAATGGTTTTAATCTTGCCATCCTTAGCCAGATAAACCCATCCGCTGCCTTGCACACCCATTGCCACTTTGAGAAACTCTTCCTTGAATTTGACAAAAGTTTTATAGTGTGTTTCAATAAACTCAGCTATCTTGCCAGTTGGATCATTACTGTCACTTGGCTCTTGATACTGTTGGAATAAAATGTTATGAAGAAATGCTCCAGCTTCATTAAAATTAGGATCCCCTTCGCCAGCATTGAAACGTTTGGCGTAAGTCTTAGCAAGATTTTCGTAATGATAATCTATTGTGGCTTTGGAGATGCTAGGGCTCAAATCATTCACACCGTAGGGCAAGGGTAGTATTTTTAAAGATACTGGTCTGCCTTCAGTAATAAATTGTCTGATAAAGTTATAGCTCATAACTTACATGCCTCACAATCATCTTCCATATCTTCATAGTTATAGCCGTTAGTTTGCATTTCAGTAGGCGCTATCTCTGCTACTTGTTTGCTTCCAGCTTTGTTAATCAAGCTGTAGTAGAATGTTTTAATGCCCCATAACTGTGCTTGCATCAAGTTCTTAGCAATCAACGTAGTTGGTACTTTACGTTCTGGAAAGTGTGCTGGATTATAGAATGTATTGGTACTGATACTTTGATCAACATATGCGGCAATGACAGCACTTGTCTTCAAATAGCCTTCGCAATCTCGTTGTTCCCACATGAGTTGATATTTGTTCTTTAGTTTAGCATACTCAGGTACAACTTGTGTAAAGCTACCTGCTTTACTTTCCTTAGTACTGATAAGACTCATTGGCATCTCAATTCCGTTAGTGCTGTTTATAACCACGCTGGAACTTTCCACTGGTGCCACTGCCATTTGTGTAGCATTGCGAACACCGTGTTCTTTCATTTGCACTCTTAAAGTTTCCCAATCCAGTTCTGGTGTAAAGTCTGCCAGTTCATTAGATCCGTTAGCACGTAGTTCCCAAGGAAATATTCCTTTGCCGTATCGTGTTTGATCTGAACCTAAACACTTACCACGTTCTTTAGCCAACTCAACACTTGCTTCTGTTAAGTAGAATGCTTGATGTTCCATCCAAGATTTAACTTCGCCCAATGCGTCCTTCTCACCATAGCGTAGACTACGCTTGGCGTGCCAGTAGGCTAAGTTTGTAATACCAATACCTAATGGCCTAATTTCATCATTGCTTAGTTTACTCTGTATTGATAAAAAGTCTTGATAATCCAAAATATTGTTAAGACTGCGATGTAGTATGCGACAAGCACGGCGCATGTCTTCAGGATTACGGAATGCTCCCCAATTGATAGATCCCAGTGTACATAGCGCAATGCGCCCCTCTGCATCATCAAGACGTTTGAATGACTTGGTTGGTAATAGGATTTCACAACATAGGTTGCTTTGATATATGGTATGGTACTCGGGATCAAATGGTCCTTGGCTCATTACATTGTCAATGAACACAAGATAGATACGTCCTGTGTCTGTACGTTCTTTTAGTATTCCACTTTTAAATACTTCTTCAGCTGACATTGTCTTTGTACGTAGGCCTTTTTGCTTTTCATATTTGACATAGAGTTCTTCAAATAATGTTGTGTTTGAATAGAATGCTTCGTACAAGTCGGGAACTTCGTTTGGGTCAAAGAATGTAATGTCTTCTTTATTCTTGAATCGTCTCCAGAAGAAGGCACTAAGCACAACCCCATAATCCATATGACGGACTCGGGTTTCTTCTGTTCCTTGGTTGTTCTTAAGCACAATAAGATCATCAAACTGAAGATGCCAAATAGGATAGAATACAGTAGCACTAGCATTGCGGATACCTCCTTGTGAACATGATCGTAAATCTCCAAACCATTTCTTCAAGAATGGTATCATACCTGTGTGCATAATCTCACCACCTCTGATGGGACTGCCCAGTGGACGTAGTCGTCCAATTTCTAAACCAATGCCTGCTCGCTTGCTGGCATACTTGGCCATCATCTCACCAGAAGCAAATATGCTATCCAGATCGTCGTCACTGCGGATAAGCACACAACTAGAAAACTGTTTAGTAGGAGTGCCAAGACCAGCCAGCACAGGTGTAGCAAGAGTAAACAAACCATCGGATGCCGCATTATAATATTCTTTAATGTAACGCATTCTTGCGCTATTCGGCTCCTCTTTATGGAACACAGTCGCTGCTGCCACCATATATCTAATTTGTGGAGTTTCATAAATTTCCTTTGTCGCACGATTGCGTACCAAATATTTTTCTATTAATTGTTCAATAGCGGCATAGGAATAGTCTTCATCTTTCTCATGCTCCAGCATGTCGTTCATTTTATTCCAATCATCTTCACTGTACCATGTCAATAGTTCTGGAGTATATAAACCAACTGCTATATTCTTTTTTACTATTTCAAATAGATGAGGCGGAGTATAATCTCCGTATACATCTTTACGCAACATTGATAGTCGTTGTTTGCCAGCAACGTACTGATAATTGACATGTCCAACATCTGGATTGGATTCAACGTCAATTAAATCTACGATAGCACGTAGGGTAATTTCGTCAACTTCTTTCGTAGTGATACAATCATAGAAGTGAGGTTGCGCTTTGATTTCAATCATACTTTGACTGACATCTGCAATCCCGCTACATACTTTTGCTACTTGAGTCTGCCATTTCTCCAGTGTGAGTTCTTCTTTGGCGCCACTTCTTTTTATTACTGTAATCTTATTCATATCTCTTTTCTACTCGTTGTATAGTATAATTAACTCTTCACTGTTCGTTTAGACAGTATTTATTGACAGGCGCTTATGCACTAAAAATTGTTGATTCACAACAATTTAGCGCGGTTAGCTTTTGATCTTTTGGAGGTGGTTTACCATATCATCACAACAATGTTAATAATATACTGTTTTAACTGTGATGTCAAGTACCTTGAGCATTAACAAATTGATCGGTACGTGTAAGTAAATTTGGCTTGATCGCCAATAGTAGAATTTTTATAGTTCAATTGGATTGTATCATTTACTGAGTCTGAGTCTGCATCTTCAAGTACCGCTTCAATTTGTAAATTAAGTTCAGCTCCAGTGGTACCAGTGTAATCAAAATCGTCTGATAACTGTACAGTACCGTTGCCGCCGTCAACTGCCAAATTAATTTTGCCTGAACGCATTTGAGAATGAGTTGTACTTTGATAAACGTAGTTGATTTCATAACCAATCGCATTGCCTATTGGCAATCTGCAAAGCGGAATGAATGTAGCAGTTTGAACTAATGTTTCCTGTCTAGTAAAAAAATTGAAAAACATTGTTTTACCAAGCACTTCCCCAACGTATGCATCAGTTGCAGTCATACTACCAAGTTCACTTGATCTATCAAATATGTCGTGTACACTTACGTTTGACAAGCTGTCAAATTCTATATGACCATATACTGCTTGAGAATTGCCACTGCCGTCGTTACCAACATTGACAAATCTATTTGCTGTACTGATGTTGCCAGTACCATTTGCAACTTTAATTCCCTGTCTTAAAATATCTTCAAATGTACAATCTGATATACTGTTATTGCGTGGACCGTATTGTTGTCCAATACTAGTTAAGTTTGTGCCAACACCGTAACTAACCCCAGTGTATAATGTATCAAATCCGCAACTGTGACAGTCATTACCAATAATGTCTTGTTTTGAATACACACCATAACTAACTGATTTAATTGATACCCTAGAAAATACGTTATCCTTACACGTGACTGCTGCGCTGAGGGCATTCATATAAATGCCCACACTATTGGCTTCAACTGGATCAGTTAATTCCCAAATGCCAGTAATTCCAATATCCTCAAACACGCTGTTTCTTACTGCGTTTAATTTTAAACCTGTTGTATTAGCTTGAGTAAGTAACAATGTAAATCCTCTAAACAAAACATGTTTAGGTTGATTGTTAAAAGTTGAACTACCAATTACACTTGGTGAACCAATTGTAGACGTATCGTTAATAAACTCAAACGCTGAGCCAGTGCCTGTGTAGTTGAACACTGTTCGTCCTTGGCCAGCGCCAACAATACTTGTGTAGCTAGGAACATAAATTGTTTCATCAAAAGTAAAAATTCCAGGACCAAATTCTAAAACATAACGACCTTGATACAAACCAACACTTGCTGGGTTTAAATAAAGTTGATATATTGCACGTTGTATTGCCAATGTGTCATCAGCCGTGCCGTCTCCGCCAATGGCTCCAAATTCAGCAGCACTCACTCTCTCATCTAATCGATCTTGAACACTACGTAGTATTGGATAATTACTGTCGTCACCAGTTTGAACAGTTGTATCAGTTCTCTTGTACTGGTACTGTTCAAACAGTTCTAAGATGTTATCATTAGTAGTAAGAATCTTACTGTTACCAACGAACGGCGCACCCTCTGCAACGCTGCCGTTACCAATGAACAGTTCTTGTGTATCAACTGCCCAGGCAAGTTCGCCTGAAGCTAATTGTGGTAGTCCGCTACCAGTGTTCTTTTGTCCTCTGCGGACTTGAATACGTGAAATTTGAACGACAGCCATGAAAATATCCTCTTATGTGATATTTAGCTGTTTTCTCGGTAGTACTGTTCTACACGGTCGTACCATTTAGTGGACCAGTAGTCAAAATCTTTGGGTTCTAGAATAAATTCCTGATATTGCGGTTCCGCCCATGCTCCAGGTGAAATCTCATCAGGTTTAACGCACATTAGAATAACACCTTTGCGAATATTAGTGCCGTGTACTTCGTTATGGGCGCAAGCGTAGGCTGTTAGCTGAATAAAGTAATCATCAATGTATTCACGCTTCTTAGGCTTGTTAGTTTGTTTAAAGTCTAGGATACTTTCATCGCCGGCATGTATGCCCACGCAGTCAGTAGTTCCCGCATATAATCCAGGAAAATATAACGGAACTTCACTTCCCCATACTTCTTCAATTAACGGGAAACCTTGTTCAATTACCTTCTTGGCCATTACTAGGCTTTGCTGTGCGTAAGGGTTACTTACACTTTCACGTAACACATCTCCTTTGATATAGTTCTCTAAGAACGTGTGCATACGTGTGCCTCGATTGGCAGCTTCTGTAGTGATTTCAGTCGCACGTTTGTCGCCAACTGACTTGCGCCAATTAGCTAATGCTATACGTGATTCTGCGGGTTTTGTTTTATCTAGGACAGTTGTAACGCTGGGTACTTTGTGTCCATCTGGACAAGCGTATAAACGCTTGCCAGTGCTTTCATCTCGTGATAAAGGAGTATAAACGAATTTTTGTTTTAAAAGAGTCATGTGCCATTATACTACAACTATTTGGTAATGTCAACCGGCTCTTTTTGCCGTTGCTCGTTTGGCCATTTGTCCAACGCTGTTGTCAGTGCCTCCACGAGTTTGGTCAGATTCAGCCTCTTGTGTGTTCAATTTGACACCTTCAGGACCAAAGCTACAAAGTTCTTTAAATTGAGGATTTGCATCGTAGTAAATGCCAAATGTGTTTGGATTATCAATGCGTTGACCGATTACGTTTTCAGTCTCGTTGCCGAGTGCTTGCCAACTAATGGTCTCTGGATTTTCTTCGCTGTCAGCGGCATTTTTCTTTGCCGCTAACAGGTCGAATAAAGGATCTCTACTTTCTTTAATTACTTTTTTTTTGAAAGCATTTGTGCTAGTCTGCGGCTATATTGCACAGACTCACGCATTTCTCTGCCTGCTGCTTCTGCTGGAATTTCAGCTTCAGCTTCGCCTTCTGCTGGAGGAAGTGCTTCAGCTCCTGGAGCGGCTCCCATTGTTGTTGGTGGCTCACTACCTGTTAGGATACTCACTGCCTTTGCTAGGTTTTGACGGTTAGTCTCTAATACTGTGTAAATTTCATCTAGTGCTGGGCGGACGGCTTGTTCAAATGACCCGCTAATGTCAGAACCCATTTCGTCTCTTATAGAGTCTAATAAATCTAGCATAGCTTCAGATTTCATAGCTGCCACATCTTCTAACCAACCTGTGATGCGGTCAACCATGTCTTTGGAAGCCATAATTAATTCGGCTTTTTCTTCTTCGCCTTCAGTGATTAACAATGTTTGGATTAGTGCGTTAGCTGTGCCTTCATCTAAATCGTAACGTACGATTAGTTCGCTTTTGATATCATCTGCATCTTCTTCAATCATCAAACGTGAACGTGCTTGTTGCGTCCAAGTTGATGGGATAGAAAACTGTCTAGTGAAATGATTTAATGCAATCATTGCTTCGTTATATTCTTTCAAGTTCTTTGCCTTTTTCTTCTTTGGCTTCTCATCTACTTTATCTTCGTCTTCGATCTCAACACGTTCTGCAATCTCTTGATTGATTACGTCCAAGAACATTTTGTTCTTATGGTACTTGTGATCCGTATGAACCGCGTCGTAGCTTTCGTTTGTTTCAAACTGGTGTTGAGCTGTACGTAGTTTATTACGTGCATCTTCTAGCTGCTCCATAGTGAACTTGTTCAAGTCCAACCTGTAGCCAAACTTCTGTGCTAGGCTCTCGTTTAATCTCTTGCTACTTACTGGTTTTGAAAAATCTGTTATCTGCATGATGGCTTCCTAACTATTGTAATTATTTATCTGAATACGTTTTTAAACGAACTGGAAATCTTGTCCTTGTAGAACTTGGTTTTCTCAGTGGTTATTTCGTAGCGCCAAAGAAACGTATCTCTGCGCACTGGATCTGTGGTTTTATTGTAAAAATATCTAAAATAAGTAGCATCTGTCTCGTTTGCAGAGTACTTCCTATCTAAATCTTTGATTTCCATTAGCTGCTGAATCCTAGTAGTTTCGTGGAATTTTGCGGATATCAGCGCACATACTTTTAAGTTGAATGTGTCAACTATTGATGGCCCGCTTGGATACTTTTTTAACAAGTCCCATCCGTTATTTTTATTAGGCCTAACTATGTAGTCATGATAGCCCACGGCCTTGTTGGGCAACAGAGTAAACGGTAACTTGTCTTTGAAGTCTTCGTAAAATGATTCTAGTTGTCTTGCTGATTTTTTAATATTCATTTGCTACTACACTTGGGTCTTCGTGCCCTATCTTAATTAACAAACTTTTACGAATCATTGTTTCTGCAATAACACGTTCACGTTCTGTTAACGCTGCCATCTTTACGGGACGGCTAACTTTAGATAAGAAGTCCTGCTCCTCATTTGTAGTGTATATAGCAAAGTCACCAATGAGTTCGTTTATTTTCATAGACCAGCTAACTTTCTAATATCAGCTATGGATTTGTTTGCTGACTTGCTGACTTTAGCATCAGTGCCAGCAACACGTTTGGCCAGTGCTGTAATATATGCTGACTCGTCCATTCTTGATGGTTGTGGCATTTCATCTTCTTCATCTGACATGCCTGAACCGTGGAACATGTCCGCTAGTTTATAAGCATAACTTTCAGAGTCTGAACTGTTGTCCATGCGATCTGCAACAAAGTTTAATGCTTTAATGAATACTGCTTTATCGTCACTAGAGTCGTCATCGTACGGTGCATACTCACTGTTCATCCAGTCGTTGAACATATCTTCAATCTTATCGCCTGAACCTTCTGTAGTAGCTGTGTCAATGTGAATTTGTGCGCCTGGTTTGATCTCAGGCGCTTGTGATTGACCAGGTGCCGCTGCTTGTGTATCTGGAGTTGGGTCATAGGTCAAGTTGCCCTGTTCGTCAGGTTTAACTGCCATTGGATTCTTTTTAAGATCAACAGTGGTCATTGTGGATCCTTCTTGATCCGTAAAACTTAACGACTGTCCAGGTTTGTAGTCTTTAATAGTGGCTACTGAACCGCCTGCTTCGCCTAATATATCTTTAATTTTCATTGTTTGTCTCCAGGCTCAGTTTGTTTGCCTTTAGTATACTTATATGTTCGCGTAGTCGGTCGATATATCCTTTGCTACGCAATACTTTAAATGTGATGTTTTCCACACTTAATTCGCCTTCCCGATCCAACCCTTGTTGGCGTAGACGTTTGATATTTTCCATAACTTGTAGTGATGCTTGTAAATTATCACTACGCAATGCTGCTCGAATTGATCCCACAAAGTGTTTGTACTTTACTTTGACTTCAGCTCGATCCACTGTGTCTTCTTTACGCTCGGGGATTTTTAACCATTTATCATCAAGTACGCTGTACACACCTACGCTGTGATGAACTTGCTGTGCATCTTGTACATACACTTCAGTGTGTATGCCTTTCAATTTGATGCTGTGTTGAAAGTTGTATTGATTTTTCTTTGCATCAAATAGTTGTTTCATTAAACGTTCACGTTCTTTTGGAATGTTAACAACTAAATGTAAATCTAAGTCTGAATTACGGCTAAATGTGTATCCTGCATTACTGCCGCTGATTGTGATATCTTGTAACCCTAATGGTTCAATGCCAATAAAGTCTATGAAATTCTGTGCTATTTCTAGTAGATGAAACCTAACATCTTTTTTTAGTTGCCCTTTAGACCACAACTTGGGGTTTAATCGTTTGTGGAATACAATGGCTGTGCTGACTAGATCTTCTTGTTGCATAGGTCATTATTTAATATCAAAGACCAAAGAACTTTAAAACATGTGGAAAATTGATAGCGTTGATCCAGCCTGCGCCTGCGGCAAACGCTAGTCCAACCATGGCATACATGGTGTACTTGTTTTTAATCTTTTCTAAGTCACTAATCTTAGCTGACATTTCTGCGTGTTGGTTGTTTGATGCGTCTGACATTTCACACAGCTTTTTATCTAGCATGTCACGAGTGTTGTCTAAACAGTCGTGCATTTCTTTGACATCAATTTTGATGTCGTCAAGTTTTTCTTCTATGTTGTCTACTTTGGTTTCAACTACAGCTACACGCTCTGGTAATGCTGCTATTTGTGCTATTGCTTCTTTCGTGGCCATCTTGGGCTCTCCAATGTTATAAGTCAGGGACTCGCTCCGAGTCATGTGCCTATTGTATGATTGAATGCCTAAGTGATTGTGTGAGTTAAATTGCCTACCAAGTATTTATACTAACATTTCAAATACAATGTTTTTGCCTGGCATGAATACAGACAGTTCTGATGGGGTAGTTTCTGTTAAGTTTGGAATGTAGGGAACTAGCTTGAATAGCTGTTTTAAATAGCCCACGTGGTCAGTGCCATCTAAAAACAAAAACTCACGTTCGCAACGCCATTCAAAGATCCATATACTGGCAAGCTCGTTGCCCTCTAAACCATATGTGCTAGGGACGTCTACAGTTACTTTTGGTGGACTATCATATGTAATGTTTGCCCTCATTCCAATGGTCTGAATCACAGTGTCAAAGTTCTGTTGCTGATTACGAGCCTGTCGCATTTCAGCAGTGTTTTGATACTGTCTAGTGTTTGTTATATCTACGAGGGAATACAGTCTATAATGCATAGACTATATTTAACAGTCGTAAAAAAGCCCCACTATAAAAGCGGGGCCAACTTCCCATCCCTGAGAATTAACTTACTACAATAGCAGTACCTAGTGTAACTGTTGCACCAGTTGCATCATAAGCATTTGGTCCAATTGCGCCCAATGCACGGATACGTGCTTGTAATGAAGCCGCATCTACTGCATGACCGTCAACGATAACGTGGATGATACCGTTTCCTGCTGATGGTACAGAGTACATTAAAGGCTGTACTTCACGGATGATCGCCTCTACAGCCTCATCTGCACCATCATCTTCAGTTTGAAGATCGCCACCTGCATCAATAACGAATGCTTTTAATTGTGCAACTGAACGTAATGTACCAGTTGTGTATTGGCCAAAGCCATTTACTCTTGTTGTTGCTGACATAATATTTTCTCCTCGATATGTCTTGTCCATTCTCTATGGACGGCTTGTAACCTAACAAGCCTTTGTAATATTATTTATTCACTTTGGTAAAAAAGTGCTTATAAGGGGAGAAAATGGGGAGATTAAATTGGATCTTTGCCGGGCTTTTTAGCTTCTTGTATGCGCTGTATACCACGTTTGAACTTGCTACTGTCGCCCGCACGAATAGCATTTAAGAAACGGCGCTCTAGTTCTGAGGCGGTTTCAATGTCATAGTTCTCTCTAATAACTGTTAGCAAATTGACTGCGCTCTCAATGATGTTTGATCCCCGGCTCTCTATGATGAGATCCGTGTCGCGCTTGATTCCCAAATCGCTTAGTTCTTGTAAGATACTTCTTGTGCTTTTTCGCATAATATTATTTTTGTTATGTAATGTATTTATTGGATTGTAACACAACATACGACTAAACACAACCTTGACTTTTCGTGCAGTGCCGCATTTAATAGAATAAATACTCAGTAGAAACACTGATACGTTGCTACACACACTTACAGAGGAAAGTATGAAAACTATATCAAACAAAATGTTAGCCATTCTGGAACGTCTATCCGAAATGTTTCCAGGATCTAACTATCAAAGCAGTTTAGACGCTTATCTAAGCACAAAAGGCATTACCGATGCCGCACAGTTGGAAAACTACATCCAGCAATTCAATTCTCAAAAGGAACATTATCTATGAAAACAATTTTAAACACCATCTGGTCATGGTTAGTAGCATTTGGCGAAGCACGTTATGCCGCTAGTCTTGCACGTCAAGGCCGAGTAGCAGAAGCCAAAGCTGTATACGGATCTTAATAAATATTGGCATGAACTTGGTGTATATACACGGGGCTAATGCCACCAGTGAAAGTTTCAATTATATTAAGAGTAAACTGGGCACTGGGCTAGACGTTAACTACGACAGTCGAAACGGGTTTGAAAATAACCTAAAAGACATGCAGGCAACATTGCAGAACTATAAGAACGTGGTGTTTGTTGCACATAGTTTGGGCGGTATATACGCATTACATTTGGCCAATGACATGCCCACTGCGGTTAAAGGTGCTGTTACCTTAAGCACTCCATATGGTGGTGCAGAAGTAGCGGATTATGCTCAATACTTTTTGCCATTCAGTAGATTAATGCGTGATATTGGGCCCAGTAGTTGGGTAATGAAGCAGGCTAAACGCATTAAGATACAACATCCTTGGACTAATATAGTAACAGTTAAAGGGCAAAGTCCGTTCATGCATGAGCCCAATGACGGTGTAGTTACTATTGCCAGTCAAAAGCACCATGAGGATATGGAACTAGTGGAAGTGGCATGTAACCACTACGAAGTTGTGCTCAGTGACCAAGTGGTTGAACTTATTAAAGAACGAGTGAACAAGTTTAAGAAATAGTTCATTCAGCTTTACAAACAGTTTGTAACACTGTATAATAAATACATGGGCAACAAGGTTGTTGCCAATACAGACATTAAACACACAGGAGATTATTATGTCATTCGAACTACCAAAAACACCAGAAGTTAAATTCAGCAAGAACGGTTACGAGATCCGCACAGACGTGTTGGCCATGGCCAAGGACGCTGTTATGGAAGAATACCACTCAAAGTTCCGCGGTTGGGAAATGTCAGTTCAAAAAGATGAAAAGACTGGCCAAGTTGTTACCAGAGTAGATATGCCAGAGTTTCCAGGTCTAGATAAGATCATGGAAGCGGCTGAAAAGTTCTATGGGTTCGTAAATACGGGCACAAAGAAGTAAGCATAGCTTAAAGTAGGTTGATACTATAAAAACAAAAGGACTCTTAGGAGTCCTTTCTTATTGGTTATTTAATACCAATAGTCATGTATCTAGTGTACGCAGTCTCGGGATCTTTTAAATCTTTTTCACCAGAGTACAACAGTTTAGTAAACTTGAACTCGTTTAAATCTTCATCACGAGTTTGCAGTGCTACTAAAGTGCCGTTGGGTATGTTATCAAACCATCCATCGTTCTTCATATCGTTGACACTGGTGTTGATAACAAGACTTGGGGCAGTTGCTTGTCTATAATCAAGGTCGTTGGCATCTTTGATCATGGGTTCTATCTTGTCGTCAATGCCTAACTTTTTGGCAAGTTTGTTACCAGTTGACAGTACTTTTCTATTGATGTCAACGTTTATGATTCTATCAAATTTGATGTTGTTCTTGTTTATGAGGAACAAACTTAGATTGCCATACCAACTGCCCAATACATATATTGAGTTGAAATCTTTGTGTATCTTGGAGACTTCAGAAATCAACCAAGACTTACACGTTATTAGATCATCAGTAAAGCTGCCTGCTAGTGTGCTAGGGCTAAATTCATAGATTCTCATTAATCAGCAGATTTATTTTTGTCTTTTTCAGTGATTGGGCCACCAGTTACCCAAGCCTTGCAACTGCGTGAGCCAGCGCATTTGAAATGTAAAAAGTTGCAGTAACCAAGATCAGCCAAATTGATACTGGCATTGGCATCCACAGAAGACTCGTCGCCTTTGATACCTTTGCTGATACACTTTCTCATACTGTCGCTGACATCAAATGCCGCACAATTGCCACACAACATTGTCTTAGCTGTTGCGGTAGTCACATTGAAAATCTTTGCACTCTTGTTCCAGTAATCTTCAGCCTTGTTGGGATTGGCAGGACCATAGTGATATTCATCTATGGCCTTCTGTCGATTTTTTAAATTGACATCTATGTTATGAGTTGCAGTAGGACAGCCTTGTTCAATAGCTTCCAGCAAGTTTATATAGTTTCTCATTTGTTTTTGGCCTTGCCAGCTTTCATATTGGCCATCCAATGTGCCAGTTCACCTTTGCGGCCACCCTGTTTAGCAACCTTGCGTAGTGTACTTACACTTGCTTTAGTAGGAACACCGTGTCGCTTGCTGTCGCCCTTATCTTGTGGATTACGACCATCAGCAAAGTTTTCTTTTATTTTATTGCCTTGTACAGCAGTAGTTTTTTCAGGATCATCTGCCAATCCTATCTTGGCATTGGGCATAAACTTGTTTATGGATTTGCGTGTGAGCGGACCCAATACGCCATCAAGATCCAAGTTAGCGTTGTACTTGGCATTTAACATTTTTTGTATGCGTAGAATTGCTTCTTTCTTATTGGAGTCTTCAGCTATGCTTTCGCCACCTCCGCCATCTCCACCACCACCGCCATCTCCACTATAACCAGCATCATACCCGTACCAACCATACGGTCCTGGACCATATGCTGCGCCTCTGGGTTTACGTTTACGTTTTCGTGCTTCATCAACATTATAAGTTGGATCAACTTTTTGTCTAGGCATACCTTTAGGTTGTTTTTTGATCTGACTTTCTGCTAGTATGGCTGCACGTTGAAACAGTTCTGGATTCATCTTGCCCCACAAGCGCATGACCACTGCGGCTTTGGCATTGGCTTCATTCTCATGCTCGCTGCCATCTTTACCACTTTCATCATTTAGTCTGCCATCCACATCTTGCTTGTGGTGTACTAACTCATGTGCTAGTGTGCGTAGCACATCCATGATGTGTCTGTTGCCAATAGTAATCTCAATGCCGCCACCAGGCATGTAACCTCCAAAGCTTCTACGTTGGCTTGCCAGTTTAGGATTGCGTACTAGTTTGATTTGCGGAGGACGTTCCAAGCCAATGCGATCACAGGCAAAGTCTACAAATGCTTTGATGATTGGAAGACTTCCATCTTCTCTTCCTGGTTCTTCAGTTAATTCGTTAAATCTCATTTTGGTACACAGTTAGGGACTTGCTTGCCATTCTTTTCTTTCATGCCCAATTGCTTATACTTCTTCCAACATGGGCCTTTTCCCTTAGCTTCATCAACTTTAATTAAAGGAGGCATGGTAAGAAACTGTGTCTCTAAGTCAAAGTCTTGTTTTACAAAATTGTATGCTTGTTGATAAGTTGGGATTTTTGTATGAGGTTCTGGGATGTCGTCCTGTCTTGGCGTGCCAGTTAATGTAATATCTGGACGATGATATGTAATTGTAAACGTGCCGTCTGAATCTTGTGTTATACTAGCAAAGTTTTCGTTTGGCGATTTGAATTGTTCTTCACCTTGCTCACCAATGTTGCGATCAATGCCTCTACTTTGAACTCCACCCTTTTTACGTTTGGCTGCAAGTTCTTCAATACCATGACGTACTTGTTCCAAGTTCTGTGCTAGGCCCATGAACATGCCACCTTTGTGTAACTGTGTAATCTTTTCCCAAACAACTAACTCATCACTTTCAGCTAACTCAGCCAATTCTTTTAACTGTGCGCGAGCACTCATGATGCGTCCTTTCAAGCTCATTGGATTAGCTTTCTCATGTCCGTACACAGTGGGATCGTTTGGATCACCACTTGGTTCAATTGGCATTTCTAATAGTTGATGTATTTTCATATCGTACTTACCTTAATTTTTAGAATCCGTTGGTGGCTGAGTTGTAGAACACCTTGCCGGTCACGGTGGTGGTTTTCACAATGGTGGGCGTTGAGTAATTGAATTCTAATAAATCACCTCCACCCTGTTCTCCAAACTGGATCCTTACAGGATAATACTGGCCAGCAGTGAGCGCAATGCTGCCATTGACTTCTTGAGGGGCGTGTCCGCCACCGTTGTTGATCAGTGCATTGCCTGTAGTGAATCCTGTCACAGCAGTAGCGCCAATCCACATGTAACTGGCATCATCGCTGTTGAGGAAGAATGTATGGGTCTCAGTGGTGGTGGGTTTGAAGTAGCCCAACCATTGCACACTGAAACTTTCACCATCATCTGAACCTGGTTCTTGAATCACTGTGGTTTGCACAGATGTGGCTGGGTTTGCACCAAATGTGGCGGATGTGGCTGTGGCAAAAAAATTCACGTCATCAGCAAAGTAGCCTGTGTAAGTGGTTTTGTACAATCCAGCGGTATCTCCCGAGGCCGTCAATGAAGTGTCGTTCACTGTGATGCTGCCACTGGTCACTATCACTGTGCCACTGATGCTGCCAGTTCTCACACTCACTGTGAATGTCTGAGCGCCTTCTGTGGTGGTATCAGCGATTGTGGTGACAGTGAATGAGCCAGTGCCGTTGTCCTGTGCTCCACCGCCTGTGAGAGAGAATGATCCATTCACTGCAACAAAGTCAGCATTGGCAGTGGTGACGTGGTTGATGGTCCAGTAATAAGTGCCGTTGGGTCCAAGGTTGGTCACTGCAAATGACAATGAGGAGCCTTCATTCACTGAGTTGGCAGCAGGAGTGATCGTGGGTGTCAATGACACATCAGTGATCTCCACATTGGAGAACGTGGCCACCACTGTGCCCGATGAACTGCCCCTGCGTAAAATGATGTTGAATGTTTCTGTGCCCTCTGTGCTGAGATCTTTGGTAGGAGTCACTGTGAAACTGCCACTGTCATTGTTCACTACAAACGTGCCCAATGCTGTGCCAAAATCTCCAGCATTACTCACTGACCAATACACTGTGGTGCCATCCAGTATTTCCAGTAGGGCGATATTCACTGTGAGAGTTCCGCCTTCATTCACAATGGTGGCAGTGGGGTTAATATCATAAGAAGTCCACGGTCTTGCTCTCAGCAGGCCTTCAGCGTTGGCATTGTCAACAACAGTATAGCCGCTGTATTGAGTGGGCAATCGATCTGGGTCGTACACGTTGCGAGCACGATAATAAGGTGCTGTGGGATCTATACTACCACTAATAGTTCCGTCAAGTGCCACAGTTTTACCCTGACGTTTGGCTTCGGCAATGTCTAGTTTGGCCGTCTGTCTTGCCTCTTTGTCTGCTTCACCATCCGCAGCCGGTTTTATGGTCCATTGTGTTGTGGTTGTTTTAGCAACTCTTTGCCAGACAGCTCCATCATAGATGCGCCAGTCTTGTTCGCCATACGCAGGAAAGGCGCCGCTGGTTCCAGCAACTGTTGTATCGTAAGCATCTCCCAAGGTACCAACACCATCAGTCAGTGTGGGAGTGTTAGTAAAAGCGTTCCATGTGCCTTTGTATGTTGCGGCAGTTATTATAGTATTAGACAATGAACCACAAACAGCCGCGGCTTTGGCCATGTAATTGTCTATTGTGGTATTGCCCTTTATAATGTTAATACTGGTTCCATATTCATCATACAAGAAGTTGCCTGCTGTCACTGCAAAATCACCTGTTGAATGACTGGTCAATGTGAAAGCAGAGCCTAAGCCCAACGATGTTACATACAGTTTGTATGAGACACTGTCTGTTGCTCCCAAAGCACCCGCATAATTCAAACTCCAAATAGCCGAGAAAGGAGCCACAATCTCAGTATTAGAATGTGGTGGATTGATATTTTTTGTGAGAGTAGTCCCACTTGCTATTGTCAGTGTTGATATTCCGTTAGCTGCCATTATTTTTATCCTGTATCCTATATTTAGTGTTAAATACTCCACTATGACAATTAACACTGAACCATTCAAAAAACTAATAGATAACTTGAAAGACTCGGGCAAATACCGTGTGTTCAACGATATTCTACGTGAAAACGGCAAGTTTCCCAACGCTATTTGGTACGGACCTTATAACATCAAGACCATCACCAACTGGTGCAGTAATGACTATTTGGGTATGGGTCAACACAAAGTTGTGTTAGATGCCATGCACACAGCATTAGACATGACTGGCGCCGGTTCTGGCGGTACTAGAAACATTGCGGGTACTAGCCACTATCACGTGGCCCTTGAACACGAGCTTGCAAGTCTACATAAGAAAGAACGAGCATTGCTGTTCTCTAGTGCCTATGTGGCCAACGAGTGGACACTAATTGCGCTGGCCAAGATTATTCCCAACATACACTACATCAGCGACAGCAAGAATCACAACAGTATGATTGTGGGCATTAGTCATAGTAAGGCTGCTAAAAGCATATTCAAACACAATGACATGGACATGCTGGAAGAAATGTTGGAAGCAAGTGTGGCAGCTGGTCACACTCCATGCATTGTATTTGAAAGTGTTTACAGTATGGATGGCGATGTAAGTTTGATTAAGGACATTTGCGATCTTGCAGACAAATATGCGGCCATCACATACATTGATGAAGTACACGCTGTGGGATTGTATGGCGCACAGGGTGCTGGCAAGTTAGAGGAGTTAGGTCTTCAAGACCGCGTTGACATAGTTAACGGAACCTTGGGAAAAGCGTTCGGAGTTCAAGGCGGGTACATTGCTGCCAACAGCATTGTAATAGATGCAGTCCGCAGCATCGCAGCTGGTTTTATTTTTACAACGTCAATGAGTCCAGTTACTTGTGCTGGTGCATTGGCAGCTGTCAAGTATTTGAAAGCACATCCAGAACTACGTGAACAACATCAAGACCGTGCAAGTAAACTAAAGCAATGTCTACAAAAAGCAGGACTGCCAGTAATGGCCAGTACCACACACATTGTACCTGTACTAGTAGGAGATGCTAAACGTGCCAAGGCTATGAGTGATGCATTAATGAGTGACTACAACATCTATGTACAGGCTATTAACTTTCCCACTGTGGATGTAGGAACGGAGCGGTTGCGTTTTGCGCCCACTCCGTTACATGATGATGGTATGATTGAGGATTTAGTTCAAGCGTTACAAAAAATCTTTAGCACATACTAGCAATTTGTGTAATGCCAAATACTAATGCTGCTCTTAATTGTAGGTCAGCGCCTTCTGCTTCCAACTTCTCTGTATCAATCAAGTCAGCTAATATCTCCTTAGCTTCACTTGGACTCATTTGTCCTGACTGTAATGCTTCTTGAACTTGCAAGGCCATCTGGGCACGATCAGTTGCCCATGGTTGACCAGCATTGATTACTTCGTGTAGTATGTTGCCTTGTCCCATTAGAATCTCCCCTGTACTGCACCAGCAATTATTTCACTTTGCTGAATAATTATTTTCTTTTTGAGTTCACAATACAAAGGACTCACAGGTCCTTTACTGGCACGATCTTTAAACTCGCTCACAGTATCAACCATTGTCTTTGTTAGTTTTGCCACGTCACGTGTGGGCTTGGTCTTGGCATAGATATCAAACCATTCAATGTCTCTATCTAATGCTGTTAGTTGTGCTAGTTGATCACCTTTGCAATCAAAACGCTTGGCGCCTTGTTGTATGTCAGTAACTACCTTTGCTTGATTGACATCCCAACGACTGGGGAACTTTTCAATTAGCCCCGCACAACCCGTTAGTGTTACAACTAGAAGTAATGCGACTAATTGTTTCATTTTTATTCCTTGGAGCTTGCTCTTAACATCCAACCGTGTTTGCGATGTGCATCAATACGGCCAGCAATAAAGTCACTGAATCCAAATTCTTGATTTGCTTCGCTTTGTTGAAAAACCAATTTTAGTATCTTGATAATTTTTTCATTGTCTTCTAACAATGTTTGAACCATTATAGACTTGGGTAGTATAGCAGTTTCATCTTCAATTTGTGTTAGCATACTGAAACGAGTATAGCTGGCCGGCACATATGTACCTAGCGCACGAATCTGTTCTGCAAATGTATCTATGCTCCCATACACTTCTTCGTAAATAACGCCAAATAGGTCGTGATATTGTTTGAAGTCTGGACCTTCCACGTTCCAGTGAAAGTTGTGTGCCTTTAAGTAAAAACTATATTGTGTGGCAAATGCCACTTTGGCCGCTTGTTGTAATTCATCCATGGTTGTTAGTCTCTTATAGTATATTTATACAACAAGTTACTGGCACCAGCTTTGTTTTGCATCACCATAGTACTCACGTGCGAATCCATTAGCAATCAATGCTGCACGTAGACTTTGTCCATTTACTAGAATATCGCCTAGAACACGACCACCAAACTTGTCCCATCCATACATAGTTACTTGAAACTTGCCACCAGTTGCCGCTGCCTGTGCGATTGCATTTTTAGTGAAAGCTGAAGCCGCCTCCCCTCTTTGCTTTTCGCTATCGCATTGCGCACGAAATCCTTTTTCAGGAGTATCTACACCGTAGACTCTAACAGCCAATTCTGGTTTAAGAGGTGCTGGGAGAAAGGGAGCAGAAATTACCACTGTATCGCCATCGGTTATTCTCAAGATTTGTGCGTCATATGTGACGCCATGGGGTGTTTTTTGTGCAAATGCCAGTACTGGAACTAACAATAGTAGTGTTAATAATTTCTTCATGTATACTCCGTTTAATAAGAGTATTTATTAAATGTAGTTATTAAACCAACCCACTTTTTTGCCGTTAGAAATGCGACTATCGTGTTCTTCAACACTGCTGGGATAACGCCATGCCCATACTGCAACCAATGCCATGAAGATGGCTGTGCTGATAACACCGATTAGTTTAACACCTGTGAAGAACATAATGCATATGCTCAATGACATCATGCCCAGCATAAAGTACTTCATCTTTAATGGGAACACACGTTTGGTATTCCAGTTGGTTAGGAAGGGTCCAAACAGTTTGTGATTATAGATCCAACGATGCATACGTTCACTGCCCTTGCTAAAGCAATAGGCAGCAAATACCACAAAAGGACTGTAGGGGATGCCAGGTGTGACAACCCCCACATAGGCCATGCCTAGACTAAGAAACCCTAGTGTGGTCCAGAACAGTTTCTTCATACTTGCAAGTAATCCAGCCAGCTGTCGTGTCTAACATGGAACGGCATCATCTTACGCTTATTGATCAGTTCGTAGTAGTCAGGCTTGTAGGGTTTGACCTTTGGAACAATCTTCTTGTTCGCACCCTTGTTAGCATTACATGGACCGCAAGCAGTTGTGGTGTTTTCAAAGGTTGTCTTGCCGCCCAAGCTGGTTGGTAGCACATGGTCTAGTGTGCAATCCTTCTTTGTCAAGTGGGTATTGCAGTATTGGCATGTGTAACGGTCACGTAGGAATACATTACTCTTTGAGTAACGAATCGCTGTCTTTGGTTTCATGTATTCACGCAACATGATAATAGCTGGTACTTGTGTTTCCCAACGGGCTGATCTAACGACCCAATCATCGTGCCATGTGATTACTGCGGCCTTGTCCAAGACCAGATATCGAATAGCTTCCTGCCAATCTACTGTGCTCAATGGCAAGTAGTTTACCGGCATACCATCAGCATTAAGTACTAAGGTATCCATTTTTTAACCTCTTTTGATTGTGTTACAGACCCAACCTATGAAGTGTATATTGTACACTTAAAAACTATTTAAGTCAATATTGATTGAACGAATTCGTTTCCGGAACGCTCTACGGCCGAATTCCATTGATCTTTGAGATCGTTGTCAAATACACTTTCATGATCGGCTGAAGCAGTTAGCCAACTGAAACTGTGATCTCGTTGTGATGTGCCTTTGAGTTCTTCTGCTAATTGTCTTGGTGCCCAACCGCATAATCCCAAAAACAATCTAAACTGTCTAGGTGCATCGCCATCGCCTAAACGCACTAACAAATCTTCTGCGCTGCTAATTGAAAAGTCTTCGTTGATCTGCATGGTGTTGGTACATGACCATTCACTGCTGTGTAGCATACTAAGAGCTTTGATGTTAACTGGACCACCTAAATAAATGTAGCCAGGTATATTAAGACGAGCGATTCCCACTTGTTCACTAAACTCAGACACAGTCATTTCACTGCGCTTGTTCAGTATAAGTCCCATGCTACCATTAGCATGATGTTCAGTTACGAAGATCACACTCTTATACCAAAAGTTACTTTTTAGTTTAGGTGGTGCAATTAGTAGTGTTCCAGATAGATCCATTATGCCACATTCATTGATTGTTTAAAAGCGGCATAACGCATCTTGCGATCATCTAATCCGTTATATCCGCCGTTTATTACTTTAGTTATAGCATTAACATCATCCCAGTTACTGACTCTGGGTTGCACATTGGCTTTCCAAAAATACACAGCAGTCTTTGCGGCCATAGCCGGTTGTTCAACTAGGTCTGGATCTTTTTCTAATGGCATTCCCAACGCAGCACCCGCCGCACGATAATTACTGCGACCAGTTAGCTGAATGTAACCTCGACCCCTATATCGATACCCGTCACCTTTTTGTACGTTGCCCAAATCTCTACGACCTTCCTATCCTCGTTGTGCAGTGCTTGGCCCCCATATTTCACTTAGGTATCTAAAGCCGCCACTCTCGTGACTGCATTGTGCAAGGAACGCTGCCAGCTCTTTGCCTTTAATGCCTTGTCCCATTGCTTCTTTGGCCAGTAAGTCTCTTGATTCTTTATCGCCCAATGCACTTACTGCAATCTTACCTTTAAACTCTTCTGGTTTAGCTTTTTCTAATTTGCTTGCTTTTGGGTTATCGGCAACTGCCTTGTTCACTGCTTCAACTGTTTCAGGTGTTGCAGTTCCTGTTGCTTGTAATTTGTTATCTGCTTGGAACTTTGAAATGGCAGCACTTGTGTACTTGCCAAGTATACCATCGTCCTTTGTTCTTCCAACATCATAGCCCAACGCCATCAATGCACGTTGCAAATTAACAACTTCAACACCCCTACTGCCCATCTTAGGACCAGTTGGTACTTGAATATATCCGCCATAACGGCCACCACCGCCAGCGGCAATTCCAGCAGGTGCCGGTTGTACTGTATTTGCTCCAGCTTTTACCTTTGCGGCAGCAGTGCCATACCAACCCATAGGAGCATGGATACCATCGCCACCAGACACACTTAGTTTGCCCATGTCAATTACTTCAACACCACTTGGTATATTTGATTGTATTAGTTTTCTTAGTTGGTTTCTATCTTTTGCAAATTTGGGGTTATCTGTTTCGGCAAATAGAACATAGAACACTTTGCATTTCTTTTGTAGAAGTTCACTAAGCATACTGTTGACTCTACTCACTACCTGTTGCTTGTCAGGTTTCATCATGTCGTTGGCGCCAGCACTCAATACCACTGTGCTTCCTGGACTGACCTTGTCAATGGCATCGTCATTGGCACCATTCATTGCACTTCTGCCGTTGGTTGCTAAAGTGATAAATTTACCTGAACCAGCAATGGCCACTGCATGACTATCGCCAATGGCATATATTTTTGTAGCCGTTTCTGGCGGTGTTTCTTTAAACTCAAAAAATCTCATATGTTATCCTTATGCTAGCGGGTTAAGTTGTTTTCCACTACTTGCGTATTTTTCCCAGTGCAAATGATTGCCTGTACTAAATCCTGTACTGCCCACACGGCCTATGATGTCGCCCTTCTTGACCACATCGCCCAGTGTTGCTTCTATTTTAGACATGTGCATAAATCTATGACGATGTCCATCTGATGTAACCATCTCAACATAGTTACCAGCTGAAGGGTTGTTTGGTTGTACTAGCGTGATCTTGCCATTGTCTGGAGCAACGATTGGTGTGCCTTCTGGAGCTGCAATATCCACTCCTGGGTGTGGGACTTTATTACCATTAGGACCAGTTACTACTCGTCCGTACTCACCAGACAAACGACCTTTGGTTGGCAGTATGTCGCTGCCAGTTGCCGGCTCTGGAGTGTCTCCTGAATCAGCATCAAACTTTTTCAATGCCATTGAGTCTGGCTTCTTAACGTCTTTGGGATCAATACCTTTTTCTGCTGCGTCTTTGGCTGCTTGTGTATAAGGTCCCATGATACCATCAATACCATCATTATTAGGACCGTATGTGCCCAAATCGTAACCTTTGGCTTTTAATTCTTTTTGCAGTTTAACTACTTCTGGATCGCTTTGCGCTTCAACTACACGAAACTCTCTGAATCTCATTATTGATTCCCCTTCCACACTGGCAGTGGCCCACCGTAGTTGCCACCCTTAACTTTTTTACCTTTGATCTTTTGACGTTTACGATTGATAGTAAATTTCTTTTCAGTTGCCCTAGCTCTAAATCCTTGGCTGATACAACTGCTTAACTGGCTAGCGCCTAGTTCACTGTTAGGTTTAGTGCTCTTACACAGTTTGCGACTGGCCTTGCCCGATTCAGCCAAACTACCGCCGCAAACTTCACAAAATTGTTCTGTGCCTTCAGCTACATCTTGATTGACTTGTGAGGTAAATTCTTTTGCTCTCATTTCATAATCCATGTATCTGGTATTTGATCGTATTCTTTAACCCACATGTCATGTAGCTTTTTTCCGCTTATGCCATGTGACTTAGCAATACGTGTCATTATATCATCAATAATATCATATACATCGTCTTCGCTGGCATTTTGTAAGGTTGTCTTCTTAGCTAGCAACGCAGATTTGAGTTCTGGAACTGCTTGATTGTCCTTTGCATGATCCATATTCTCTATAATCATGTCTACCATTTCTTCAACACTTTCACAGTTCCAACGTCTTAGTGCTTTGGCTTTAGGTGTTGGGCGGCCTTTTTCATCCTTCATTGGACCTTTGTTACCACTCATCCTAGCACAGAAACTCTTGCGTCGCTTGGCTGCTTTACTGCCAGGTTTTAATTTACTGGGTTTAGTAGTAACCGCTGTTTGTAACTTGCTACCAGGATTTTCTCGTCGATAGGCTTTGACAGCTTTGCGACTCAATCCATCAGTCTTATCTTGACGATTGGCTTTGTTCCAGTCTTCGTCGATACTTTCATCGTGCTTCTTCCCAGCACAATGGGCCTTTTGGCTGAACCCTTTAGGGTTGCTACAGTTGATACTCTTTTTGTATTTTTGAGTCCACTGTTCGGTAATAAATTCTTTTGCTCGCATCTAGTATTTAACTTTTTTCGTAATCTAACCATTCGTAAACATTAAGCCATTTGCGTGTACCCACTGTTTCCTTTAAATGATGCAAATCTGCACAGGTTTTGTTGCGCATACGGGTCTGTTCTGCAAACGGTACTGGTTCTGTTTCTAGGGGAACACCCTCTTGTTCTGCAATATATTCAGCTATGTCCAGAAACGAGTGCGGTAGGCCGGATCCCACGTTCCAGATACCACTGCCCTTTACAGTATTAATAAAGTCTAATTGCAGTTGACAGATGTCACCTACCCATGTCCAGTCACGCTTGATTAGCTCTGCGTTGTCCCACACAGTAACTTTACCTTCCTTCTTAGCCTGTTGTCGCCATTTGTAGATAGCATTGGCTCGCTTGCCTCTGAGGTGCATCCACTTGCCGTAGACATTGAAATAGCGAAAGCCTTGTACAAATGCCTTATGGTCTGGTTGTTGAAATACCCAACGGTCAAATAGATACTTGCTCCATGCGTAGGGTGTTTGAGGTTTGCATGCCGCTGTTTCCTCAAAGTCTTTAGTGTTACCATACACACTACTTGAACTGGCATACTGTAAATTAACTGCGTGTTTTTGACATTCACCAAAAAGCCAGCAACTGAAATCAAAATTCTTCTGCATTATGAGGTCAACGTCAGTTTCGCTCATATCGGCAATTGCACCTAAATGGATAACCCAATCGTACTGCTTAACATCAGGACGCTCTTTTGGATCCCACTCGTATCCGTCAACTTGCCAATCTGGTTGTTTGCTCAAAAACGAAGTCATATTCCTACCAATAAACCCTTGGTGGCCTGTTACTAGTATTTTCATCATAACTCCTTTTGATATTTATTGATAGGTGTTGACAAGTAGAAAATTATAGCATATAATAGCAACATGAACAAATATGATGACTTCCCAGAACATCCTCGCATTATGACCAATGCTGAGGGAGAGCTATATTTTAATAATATGCTTGCTCAAATTGCAGCGTTCAAACCTGATGAGATAGTAGCAGTCAATCGCAGTGGCTTTAGTTACGCCATGTGGGTGGCTCAAATACTCAAACTACCACTAGGCGCATACTGGCCCAAAGATGGTAAATTGGTTGCACAAGATACTAGTAAACGACTAGTGTTTGTTGATGACAATATCCTACAAGGCACAACTTTTTTGGACACTAAAAAGTTTATGGATGGTTATCAACATGAATGGCGGTGGGCTGTACTGTTTAGTGATTGGCACACTCCACAAGAAGTGCGTAACCAAATTATACAAGGCACACGCTTATCTTACTTTGCTGAAGAACCAATGTGGGGTAGTCGAAAAGTCAGTGCAGATTATGGAGTGAGGTATCGAGATGAGTAAAATTGCTTTTGATTTAGATGGTGTGTTCGTCCCTGACTGCCTCAACATTCCCAGTGTTGGTGGGCTTACTGAATTTTATGCACTGACATATTACATGAAGCCTGTGTTTAGGCCAGGCGGCGATTGGAGTATTATCACTGCTCGAAATGTCAAGTATCGAGCACAAACGATGGCTTGGATTGATGAACATTTTGAAAACAAACCAGTTAGGGTTTGGCATGAATTAGTTGATCAAACTCCTGAACAATACAAAGCAGAAGTTATTAACCAAAATGGTATTGAGATTTATATTGAGAGTGATATGAACATTGTGCAATATTTGATGGACAATACTCAAGCTCAAGTTATCCATTTTGATATGATTTGTCGCCAAAACTTTGCAATTTAGCTTGACTTAATCTGCATTTGAAGCTATAATTATGTTATCGTAATTACACAGAGAGATTCAAATGCGGACTTGTTTGTTACTTGTAGCGGTTTTGGTTACCGGTTGTAGTGCATATCGCCCGCTGTGTCCTGGCACACGCCACTATGATCCGCAAGTTTGTCGCGGTGAATCTTTCCAACGTCTAAACAATTTCAAAAACGAAGCATTACAACGTGAAGCCAAATGTGATGCCAACATACAACCTGAAATCAATTGTGTTTGGGGTCGTCCATGAAGATAAAAATCCGTAATACAATGTGGGATAGGCGCAGTGCCTACTTCTTTGAGATTAAACAGTTTAATGAATATGATGGCGACGAAGTCAAAGTCAAATGGTGCAAGCCTGAAGAGATTGCAATCAGTACAGACAATCCTGAATTCCCCTTCCGTATTTTACAACGTGCTAACATTGTAGAGATTGATGGACTACCATACGCATATGATGTTAAGCCTAAGGTAGACAAAGTTCGACTAGTACAAGGTAGCAACGGCAAAGTGTATGAAGTAACTTCTCATAGTTGTACTTGCCCCGGATTTACCTTTAGAGGTACTTGTAAGCATATAGGAGAAAAGTTATGACTCTCGAAGACTTACAATACATCTTTGAATATCAAATTGAAGAAGGCACAGAAAAACTGTACTTTATGCTGACTGATGGCAACGGTCATCCCGTGATACAACGACATCCTGCTGACGATTTGGCTGGCCTATTGCTCATGCTGGACTCGTTTCAATACACAGGACACAATGTCATGCCGAGGTTCGCCAAATGAACAAACCTTTCTACATCACATACAAACTGGTTGAAGAGATGCTACAAAAGCACGATGTCCACTGTGTGTTTGAACTGGATGCACCCGTGCAGATCTTTACCAGGCTGATGTCATCAGAGTTCTACACCACGCAGGATGTCCGCGGTCGTGAGGCTGAGTTTAGAGGGTGCTGGGCACTGAGCGAGATCTACTGTCCACATGAAGGTATTGACCGTCGTAGTGAATATGGAATGGAGATTGTATGAACGAACGAATTAAAGAACTTGAAAAACAATGTTGGCAATCCAGCCAGTCTGAGCCTTATGCCTTGTTTGATGTTAACAAGTTCGCCGAGTTGATTGTGAGAGAATGTGCCAAGTATATCAATGAACGCAGTCAAGACTGGGACGCTGATTTGCGGTGGATCTTCAATGACGGTTCTGGTGATATGGCAGTCAATGTTGACGAATTATTAAATAGACATTTTGGAGTTGAAGAATGAACGAACGAATTCGAGAACTGGCTGATGAGGCTGAAGCACAGTATTGTGATCTAGGCGATGCCAGTTGTTTCAAAAGACTAGGATTAGTTGAAGCAGTAGTTTTCAAACCAGAAGATTTAGAAAAGTTCGCCGAGTTGATTGTAGAGGAGTGTGCAGGCATCATAGAATCACAGGATGTGGACCCTTCATTCAAACTCAGAATGAGTTGGGCAGTCAAAGAATATTTCGGAGTTGAAGAATAATGGAACCAAAATATCTATATACAATCAAGTGGACACAACCCTACGCAACAGATTGGCAGCGGCCATACCTACGCGGATTGCAAAAACAGATGGAACAAGTAATTGAAAACATCTTAGAGCAAAGTGACTACAGCGAGGCAAAAGAAGTAATTGATCGAATCAGACAGCGAATTTAATACAAAAAAACTAGTAACAGAATACTTGGATAGATTTCCTCATGTACACAGAATACATAAGCAGTCAATCTTTCATGGTAAAATTAAAGACTGGTGTGAGAAGAATTTTAACAGCGAATTTAAAGATTGGTTTTGGTTCCCAGGTGGTCGTTACGATGACCACTCCAATCTACACATTAGGCATGACAAATGGAACACCTTGTTTATTTTAAGGTGGGGTGATAAAATATGAAAATGGAAAGAGTTGAAGTGGGCATGTTTAAATTGCCAGGTGTAGTTCTTGACAAAGAAGAAATGACCGAAGAGAAACTGCATGAGATGGATGAATGGAGACTGACCGAACAAGGAGTTGGCACACGCATGACTGATTTACTATGGAGTTTTCGTAACGAAAGTCAAAGGGACTGGTTTATTCTTAAGTGGTCATGATAAAGGTTATAATCAAACATCGCAGTGCCAATGAAATATTAGATATAGTTCACGAGCTAAGGGCTCAAGGACTTGTACAAGGCACTGACTTTGATTTTGCCTATAACAAAGCACAATACGATAACTTCAGTTACGAACCAGCAGTAGAACAACATACAGTATTTTCCTTTCATACTGAAAAGTATGCAACACTATTTGCCTTGAGGTACACATGACAGTGTTAGAAGGTAATAAACGACATAGATTGGAACATTGGCATCGATTACGTCTTGCCAAAGAAGATTACTATGGAATTTATGATAGACTGACTGAAACAACTCCAGAGTTTTACCAACACTTGAAAAAACAATATGGAATCAAATTGGATTTTGATAATAGCGGAAACATAACTGACACATATCAAATTATTGATGAAAAGAAGTACATGCTTTTTATTTTAAAATATCCAAAATAACACAAGGATTGAGAAAATGACTATTTTTATACCTGTGCTGTTTATTTGCCTTAACGGCAATTGCGAGTTCATGCAGGGCAAAACACACTACAAAAATGAAGCTCAATGTGTAGCCAGTTTGGACATGCAAAAACAGCACATGCGAAATTTGGTTAAAGAAGCAGAGAAACAAGGTACCAAAGGTGAAATTACCATTTTGGAAGGTACTTGTATTGATGCCGAAATCAAAATAACCCAGGGCAGAACAACATGAATATATTTTTAGACATGGATGACGTGGTAGCCGCTTGGCAAGAACGAGCACAGGAGATACTGAAGCTACGTGTTAACAAAGACAGTGATCGTATACCACAAGCGGAATGGGACAAGCTCAAAGAGGACATGCGCTTTTATAGAGACTTGCCCGTAATGGAGGGCGCACATGAACTGGTAGCTATGTGCAAGCAGTACATTGCCCGAAATCCTCAATACACACTACGATTTCTTACAGCATTGCCGCATGATTACTCCATGCCATTGGCCGTTTACGATAAGGTACATTGGGGAGATCAACACTTCCCAGGTATACCGGTTACCATTGGACCATTCAGTTATGACAAGTGGCGGCATTGTAAAAATGCAGGCGACATATTGATCGATGACCGTTTGAGCAACTGTGAGGAATGGGAAGCTCGAGGTGGCATTGCACACAGATATACCACTTGGGAGGCATGTAAGCCATGGCTAGAACAAACACTAAACCCAATGCCCAAGTTGTAATTGCACACGGTAGACAGATGGGTAAATCACACGTTGCCGATATACTCAAATCTTTCTACGACAGAATGGGATTAAGGCCTAAAATCAAATGGCAACGTTTGCCAGGACTCAAACTACAAGCCTATACAGATGAAATATCTGCCCGTGGATATGAACGTGGAATCAACGAGTCAGATATGGATCCTGTACAAGAGTGGTCAGACAACTGTCAATGTGGCACACGTATGAGCTTTAATGTTTGGCAGTTTGAAAACGAAAAACAAATTACTATGTTTTTAATTAGGTGGTCAGAATGAATGATTCATTAGAAGAGTATTATGCTGTGGCTGCACAAGCTATGGCTAAGGATATTGATCGAGAAGTGTTATGGAGTATGCTATCTGAGATTGGGTGGACTAGAGTTATACTCAGTAGCGATGTGGCTAGGAATAATGCTGATAATATAGTACAATGGCTTGAAGCAAACTGCAAACACGCTTACGAAAAAGCAACAACTGACTTTTTGTTTGAGAACAAACAAGATGCAAATTGGTTTATACTGAAATGGCTTACCCCTAATGGCACTTCCACACAATATTGAAATAGATCACGAGTATTCTGTCATCGATGTTGATGGTAGTGCAGAGACTCTTAACAACGCTGTTGCTTGGTGTCATGATCGGTTTGGTCCATCAGGACATAGATGGTTCTATACATTTAAACGATTTTATTTTAGAGAAGAAAAAGATTCTCTTTGGTTTGAATTGAGGTGGTAAATGATTAAAGGATTAACAGGTGCATTAGGTGTGACAATTGCTGGAGGCAGTACTACCATGCCTTATGTCCCACAAAACTCTAGTAACCCTATCCAAGGTATGATACGGGTTAACAATCAAGACTTAGAAGTGTTTACTGGCAGTAGTTGGCAAATCATGTCCACCAGTTATGCTAGTGTGGGATTAGATCAAGATGTATTGGATGTTATACAATGGGCACGTAAACAACGTGACAAACAATTAGATAGAGAACGTCGTATACAAAACAATCCAGCACTGAAGAAAGCATACGAAGCAATTGAACGTGCTGAAGCAAATTATGAAATACTAGACAAAATAGTAGGCGAAGATGGCAATCACATCCCGGCGTGACAAGAGCTATTTGGGCAAAGAGCCTGATAAAGTATCTCACGACTACATGTTAGTCAAAGATCGAGTTGAACGTGTGCATACTGTTTTGGTACACAAGTTTAGAGTAGGGGATTCTGAAGATCCTGATCTATATGCCGCACAGCCACTTTGGGAATGGCAAGAAAGTGAAATTGGTAAATGGGTAATGACTCATGCTGTTGAGCCACCAACTTGGCACAGACAGGCACACAACTATTTGCTATGGGGTTACGAATACGCTATCACTGCTAGACTAATGGGCAAAGATTATACATATTGGATGCTCAAATACGACAAACTTCTTGACAACATTAACTAAATCACGTATAATATACACATGGAAAACATTAATCTTAATCAATACCTCATCGATCTCAAGTGCCAAATCCTTGACATCCTCCATAGCCACAAACTCCAAGGACAAGTTGAAGTTCCTGTAAGGATCTTACTTGAAGAATTGGGCATGGATGAAATGACCAATGCTACCGGTCTTGATCCAGATGACACTATTGAGCTAACCAGCACATCACTTGCCAACGTCGAAGCCGCAAAGGCCAAGATCCGATCAACAAACTTTAACCTTCAGTAACAAACAATCTGCCCGTAGCTCAACTGGATAGAGCAACAGCCTTCTAAGCTGTAGGTCGGGGGTTCGAGTCCCTCCGGGCAGGCCACTATTAGGATTGCTATGGAAACAATTTTCTATATCAAAAAAGGACGTAAGTACATTCCGCACAGCACATACAGTTCAGAGTTCTGCGATAGTTTTCCCAAAGGTACACATCTGGTAGATGTCTATCCAGGCGGGGCCAGTCGTAGGTTTAATGTTGATCCTGCGTATGCTCCTATGATTGCAGCCGGTCGTGTGGCAGAAGATGCAATTAGTAAAAGTATTATGGAAGCCAGTGCCTTACGTGTTCCTGAGCGTGACAAACCCCTAACACCTGCACAGTTAGAAGCATGGAAGGCTCTTGCTGAATCATTTGGAACTGAACGTTATGCATTAGAGTGGTGCAGTTATAGGGAAGCGGCTGAAGCTGGTGTTAAGGCTATGCAAGCAGAAGCGGATAAATTATTAGAGAACCCAATTGTGCGTAGAGCATATGAAAGGTTTTTATTGGTAGCAGAACTGGCAAAGGATCATAATGAAAGAACTGATTAATTTTGTTAAATGGCAGTGGAGTAAATGGGAGTTTTGGCAAAAGACTTTTATCTTTAGTGCCGCATTCTTTGGAGCAGGTGTAACTGCACCTTCTCCCTATTCAACTTACTTGCTTATGATTCCTGCTTGTGTAGTTTTCTTTTGGATGACTAAATGGTGTATATGGGATGGTACCCGTACTGCTTGGCTCAACTACAAGAAAGAAAAAGCAAATTTGTTTAACACTATTAAGGATGGAAAGTAATATGAATCAGGTAACAATTGGATCTCGCTGGTCAGGTGGAGAGAGAATTGAATTTACAGTAAGAGATGTTGTAGTTGAGAATGGCGAGACATGGATTCATTATGGTCGTCACGCACAGGACACAACCTACAGTTGTTTGATTGATGCATTCTTGCATCGCTTTACACAAATTCTAAATTAAGGAGCTATCATGGACTTATTTGACGTTGCCCTTGTTGCTATTGTAGCATTTACCATTGGATCCGTATACGGCGGGTTCAGACAGAACATGCGATTTATTCAAAAAGTCAGTACGGACCCGCAACATATGATTGACCTATTGACCAAACTCAAAGTGGAGTTGGAACGTATCAAAGAAGCGGAAGATGCTGGTGCTGACGAAGATGCAATTGAATTGAGATTTGAACAGCACAACGGAATTTATTTTTGCTATCGTAAAGACAACGAACAGTTTATGGGTCAAGGTAATGATATTGAGACTTTGATTAAACAAGTCAATGACCGTACTGGTTTGAATGTTTGGGCAAGGAAGCCTGAGCAATCTAACCAAACGGCTTGCTAACTGGTATGCAAGATAGTATACTAGTAACACGTTGGTGATACGCACCGACACATTTTATTATAATAGGACATAAAAATGAAATTATTCAATCCAGAAACTAAAACTTTTAAACTTTTCTCAGCACTTTACAAGGGTGACAAGATCACTGCTTCAGAAGCACAGAAGCGTTTTGGTATCAAGAACTTGGCAGCAGAAGCTAGCCGTGTACGTCATATGGGCTATGCAGTCTATACAAACACACGCAAGGCTGGTAACGGTGTTACTGTTACTGAGTATGTTATGGGCAAGCCAAGCCGTGAAATCGTAGCATTAGGCTACAAGGCTAAGGCATTAGGTATCAGCCTTTAATCCTTAAAATGGATTAATCAAAAGCGCCTCCGGGCGCTTTTCTTTTGACTAACTAATAATATGATAAACATTGGATTTTTTGGAACATTTTTAGGCAGCAAACAGAATTACGGCACTGTACAGACATTTGCTGATATTATTAGGATTCATTACGGAGCAACTGTAGTGGCGCAACCTGCTGGGGGCAACGTTCAGGAAGAAGATATTTTAGAATCAATTAAGTCTTGTTCCAAATTGGATTTGGCAATTGTATGCCATGTGGATAAAATACGTGCTGTTGATGTAACTGCTTACAATGCGGCTGTCAAAGCCATTGATCAATATTTGTTGAGACAAAATATCAAATGCGTTCATTTAATATTTGAAAGAGATGTGCCTGAAGAATGGAGTTTCTCTTCAGGTCCTGTTGATTTTGAAATACCAAGATACCATGTGCCTAGCAAATATCGAACACATGCCTCTCCAGAAGAAAGTGATAACTGCATAGGCATAGCCGGAAATCTTCTTGCTGGTAATACATTGATTAAAATAATAGATAGTATATTATGAAATATGTCAATAACACATTAGAATGGATCAAGCAAGATTGGAGGTCAAATCCTTGGAGATTGAGTGCCGAGACTTATAACGCTTTCACAGCACTTGCCACTGCTATTATATTTGCTACTATGGCGCCAAATGTGCCATATCTAATAACTTACCCGTTATGGCTAAGTGGAACGTTCCTTATGATATTCTGCGGTATCAGTCGTGGCAGTGTTGGAATGGTAACTATGAGTGTTGTAATGACCATTATCGATGCTGTTGGCTATGCTAGATTATTGATGTCTTAAACTTTGATAAAACAAAACTAGTTCTGGAAACGTTTCTATGAAGTTAGTTTTACGTTTGGCATCCAATGCTTCAACTCCTTTAACAAACTTTGTTTTAACTTCATTATAGTCAAACTTTTGATTTAAAAGATTTAAACAATTATCTATATTTGCTATCCAAGCTGGTGATGGCAATATAGTCTTACTGTCCCCTAAAGCTAATTGGATCTTTTCTCTAAACTCATCGTGCATAGTTAAGTTTAAAAAGTTCCACACTAACGGATTTGAAACATAAGTTAATTTCATTCCAGCTCGATTGGCAATGTTGTTGTCGACGTACCATTGAGATAATTCATTTAGTGTAAATGTATTAAACAAAGTAAAGCTGGTCTGTATGGTCATTTCAATTCCAGCATTATGAAATCGATCAAAGTTCTCTAACCATTTGCCTTCGTGGTATCCATATCTAAAGTATTCACCACGGCGACCAAAGTGATCATGGCTCATAGTAATTTTACAATTTCTCCCCCATGGTGCCAAGTAGTCCTCTACAATGTCAACACCTTTGTATGTTCTGATACTGCCGTTAGTATGGAACCATAGGTTGATCTGCTTATTGAGTCCTCGCTTTATTAACTCATCAATCAACTCAAACGTTTCTTCTTGCATTAGCGGCTCGCCACCGTTAAAGTGTATTTGATCTATTTCATTGCAGTTGTCTAAAACATATTTCATTTTAGAACTATTGTCAACTACTGCACTAGTTTTGTAATTATCGTAATGTGATATTGGACTTTTGTCCAACCAAATTGGAAACACTTCTTTATAGTTGTCTGCCACTGCACTGCTGATGTCTGGTTGGCAATGTAAGCAGGCTAAGTTACATTTGTTGGTCCATATCAAATCAACAAATTTAAGATTGTGTTTGTTTAGTTGTCCATCATTATCAGTATGCGCTAAACTATCTTCAATAACATTCTTACCTTGCTGATTGCTTAACCATCTAGGGTTACCAATAGCTGGACCACCACGTTCAGTTTCCCAGCAGCTTTCACAACTCTTAGGTCGCTGTTTGTCCATGAACTCTTTACGTATACCTTTGGCAATATCATTGTTCATAATGTTGATTACGGTATCAGTCTTGATGTTTCCCAGCACTTGGTTACTAGCACAGCAGAATTTGACATTGCCATCACTGCTGGTCCAAACTGTATTCCAAGGAGCACAACAGAAACTTTCCCCGTACTCTTTGATCACTGGGTGGTTCTTCATCTCTTCAAATCTTAGTGAGTTATTAGCTTGTACCATGTGGGTTCTAGTTGTTCAAATGTTGTAAAGTTTTTATAGATAGTCAGTGCTTTGGCATCTCGTCTGTCCATATACTGTTTAGTCGTTTCAAGTAGAGGTCTTGATTTATTGTCATCTAAATATTTGATTACAAATTGCATCCTATGATCCTCTCGATATAGTTCACGTAAGTAATCCTTTGCTTGTTGATTTAAATTGTCCACTGCCAGTTCTGCGGGCCAATGCACAAATTGATAATGCCATAGTACTCCGTTGGATTCTAAAAAGTCCACCATTGATGTTAGTTTATGCACATTGAGTACGCTGATGGTAATTCCAACTTTGTGATTAAACGGATCACCGTTAGTCATCCCTAGTTTAGCCATCTCTTTGTACTGTAGCATGTTTCGCACCCACAAGTTCCAGTTGCCTCTAGTTCTGATGTATTCACTTAACTCTTCTGTAGCATCTTGACTTACATCAAACTGTATTGACCTAAAGCTACGTAACATTGTTATTTGTTCAGGCTTCAAAGTAACAGTGCCATTGGTATTGATTCCCAAGTTAATATTTTGAGAATAGCCGTTGGTTACCACATGGTCTATGAGTCTCCAAAAGTATTCATTAACTAGTGGTTCCCCTCCACTTATCTGTAGCTTAATAATGTTAGCAGTTAATTCTAATAACTTATCAAACACTCCTGGTCGGGTATACCATTCTAAATCACCGTATCGTTTATTCTTTTTAGTAGCAGCATAAAAAACTTTTCGATCCCTAAAGTATTCAACTTCAAATTCTTTTTCTAATAAACTACTGCTTTCTTCACTGCAGGTTCTACAGGCTAGATTGCACAAGTTACCAAATTTAATATGCATACTACGTATCATTGGAGTTTTATAGTATAACAGCGTAGTCTCTGGAGGAAAGCGATCAAACATATTTTCACGCATACTCTTAACACCCGCCCGTTCGTGATTAATACATTGACCACAATCAGATTCAATCATATCTCTATGAGTTCTAAAGTGATCCCTGATACCTTTTAAGTCTGAGTGAGTATCCCAATTGTCTAAATCCTCAGCTGATTGGATTATGTAGTTGCTGTCTTTACGATACATGGCACAACAAGGACCCACAGTGCCTTTAGGTTCAATGTATAAATGCGTAAAGGGAAATAAACAATCTTTGGTCATGAACAGACTTTAACTCCATATAAATTTTCAAAACGGTCAGCATCAGCTCTGTCGTTGACCATTGGCTCACCCCTAACATTGAGGCTGGTGTTTAGTAACATGGGACAGCCTGTGGCTGCATACCATGCTTCCAATAACTGTCTTATTCCTGATCCATCTTGCGGCACTGTTTGTACACGGCTAGTCCCATCACGATGAATGATAGCAGGAAATAGCTCAGGATGCCTGCAACGAGCGACTGACTGCATATACCTACTGTTATGCCAACCCCTAGGCATATCAAAATAATTGTCAACATGCTCTTCCATAACGACTGGCGCAAAGGGTCTGAACTGTTGTCTTCGTTTAATGTCATTTACTTTCTCTTTAATTTCTGTACCCCTTGGGTCAGCCAAGAGGCTGCGATTGCCCAAGGCTCTTGGACCGTATTCGGCTGGTCCGGAAGCCACTCCCACAATAGACTTAGCAAGTAGCTGAGCCATAATGTCGCTAACAGGATAAGCCCCAGGTATAACATGACCGAGGCTAGCACTATGCCAGTTAACTCTACGCCCATAGCCCAGACAGGCAGCACCAAGGCTGCTGCCAGCATCACCAGGGTTAGGCATGATCCAAATATTTTCATAGTATTCTCCTAGTAGCCTATTGGCCAAACAGTTGAGGGCTACCCCTCCACCATAACACAAGTTCTTGCTGGGGCTCAACGTAAGGGCACGTGCCATTACTGCACCTATGTATTGCTCGGCTATGCTCTGGGTAGCGGCTGCTAGGTCAAATACGTCTGCACCCTCTAGGTACCCAGAGTTGACTCCAGTGTGTAAGTTTTGTTTAAACTCTGTACGTGCTATGCTAGCCACTAGGTCATGGGTAATCACAGGCTCTAGCTTGGTATTGCCATACGCTGCCATACCCATGAGTATGTACTCTTCGTCCAAAGGTTTGAGACCCACCCGCTGTGTCATGGCTGTGTAGAACAAGCCTATGCTGTCTGGGTAGGTTTGACTCCACAGTTTCTTATATTGAGCAAAGCCGTTGGCATCGTAATGGGCATGCCATATTGATGCTGTATCAAACTCTCCTATAGCGTCTATGACCACAATTGTGGCTTCATCATAGGGTGAGGTCTGGAATTGTGCCGCAGCATGACTTAGGTGATGCCCATGGGTGTGCAATGGCCTACGTCCCAACATGTGCCATTGAACCTCACCCAATACGTCTTGAGTTTTTGTGCTGGGTCTACGCTGTCCTGTACGCAAGCCCCTAAGCCAACGTAGCCACGGACGTTCATAATAGTGTAGCTGGTAAACACCCTGGGTATGGGTCAGCACATCTTTGATTAGATCAAGGCTCAACGTTTT